CCTCATCTACTCATTACGGTAGAGAATAAGGCTGGCTTTGATGGTCTCTACTATGATCTCAGACATAAGACTGAGACTAAGCCCATCTTCAGTGATCCTCGTTTGGGTCTACATATGGCACCATCAATCTCCAACAGGTCGCTCAATATCGCTGTGAAGTATACAGCTAGAGATAAGTTCACAGTGGATCAGTGGTATCAATCCATGCGAACTAACATCCTACAGTGCAATATGCAGATCCTACACAGTGCATCTGCCTACTTCATTTTGCCTAAGCTACCGTTATCCATCATGCATCACGTCTATACGCTGCGTGAACGTAAGGCAGGCTATGGACAATCGTGGCCTGAATACTTTCAAGAGTGTGCAGATGATGGGTTTACCATCATGACTGATCAGGCTGGTAATCACAAAGAACTGGCCTATGCGATCAACTACGGTGAGTTCTACGGGTATTTTGAAAACCAGACTGAAGCAGAGAAAGGTGATAAGAACGATAAGAACGAAAGCTGGTCATCGTCGTTTAACTACATCGTCCAGCTAGATGTACCGACGGATGTCATTCTGAGATATCCGATCATGGTGCATAACCAATACATCGATAATAAGTATCTATTCGAGATTAAGCCTACAGCCTACGATAAAAGAAAGGCCATAGGCACGCATACGGTGCTCGTAGAAGCCTTTTTCGGCGTAAAACGTCCTACAGTACCTAAAGAACTCACAATCGGGCTGTGCTTGCCAAAACACGATGATTGGCTCACACCACCTGGTACATACTCTCCTTATACGCTACCGCTGTACACCGTACTCATCATGATCGATGAATCTCATCCTAAGCGCTTTATGAACTTAACTGAAGTGCCTGGATTTGAGTTACCCGACTTTGTATGGGACTACATCCGAGCTGAGCGTAAGTGGTTATCCGTCATGACTGAGTGTCTCTTTCAGTTAGAAGTCTATCTACAGAGTGATCCATACCCACTGAATACGACGGTGGTAACAGATACACTCGATGTCGATGTCCTACCTGAAGTAGACATTCGGTATCGTCACCATGTCCGCTTAGGGATCTATACCGATCTCAAGCATCTCTCTGAGAACGCACGTAACCGTTTACAAGAATACGGTCGAGTGGTAGATTGGTGGATTAAGAAGTACAGACCGGACATCAAGTGGACAATCGATCGTGGCTTAGGTGAGAACAACGATTATGTCACCGAATACGACATGGCCGTCATCACCGGACTGACTGGTCAAAAGCCGATGGATACGGTGGAATCTCTCGGAATCAAAGTGTACAACAGAAGAGCCAGATAACAGGAGTACAGACTATGCCAATTGCGCCAGAAGTCACTCAGATTCAAACCAACTATAAGCCTGATCCGATTCCTCCACAGCCGTATCAGAGCGCTGTCATCGATAGTCGTGACATCCGACCAGATCAGCTGTTAACCCATATCACTGGGTCGTCTATTGTCGGTACGTACTACAGCCAGATCCTCGGTGCTGATGATGACCTATCTGGTCATGTACAGTACCGCGATGCGGTACTGCAGCAGTATATCAAGATCGAAAAATACGAAGGGAAAGTACAGGACGATACCAAGTTCACACAAGAGGAAGTCTCCAAGAGAATGGAAGGCTCACTCAGTATGGATACGTATCCTACTGGGTTGATTCCCAATGTAGGGGATCGTTACATTACTGCTGGCTTATCCGGTACGATGTTTGTCTATCGGGTAAACTCTTCTGAACGTCTGTCTGTGTACAATGGTACGTGCTACCGTTTGGAGTTGATTCCGGTAGGTCATGCTAAGGGCTTTATGTTGGAAGATCTTGAGTCTAAGGTGAAAGAGACTCGAGTCTTCTCTAAGAACTTCCTGCAGTATGGTGAAAACCCCATTGTTAACAAAGGAGAGTTTGAAGCATTATTAGAATTAGCCAGTCTGCGTAAGATGATGCTGAATGACTACTTCAGTCGCTTTTATAGCCAGCGATTCTCGACATGCATGGTGCCTGATCAGGTCGTATCGACATACGACATGTACATGATCGACTTCATTAAATCAACCATGGAGTATAACGATCATCCACTGGTATGGCGTATCCACCAGTATCATGGGGGTAACACCGCTCAGTTGCACTTTATCAGCATTCTGCAATGCCTGATTAACCCACTGGTGCATACACGTGCAAACATCTTTACGTTAGCGCATAAGGTGCCAGCGCGGTATACGGGTAGCGTACTGGCATTAAGCGCACTACGTACGACTGCGATTGGTAATGTCGTATACCCCAGTAACCCCATCTTTAACGTAGACGATACGGGATGGAGTCCTGCTGAGACATACGAGATCTACGGTAGAGCAGATCGTCATCCTGTACCGAGTACGATCAGAACGCGTAATCGTGTCGATGACCCTGAACCACCGTTTATTGTGCCTGCTACATTTGGTTATAACTACATCTTTAGTGAGGGCTTCTATGCCGGTAGTCCACAGTCACTATTAGAGGAACAAGTAGAGTGTTATCTCGGTAAACGTCCGTTGAACACCCATGCTCTAGTGGGGTTAGCCAGCAGTAGTCGATACTGGACAAACATGGATAAGTTTTACTATGTACCGATCATCGCTTTACTCATCAAGAAGATCACTCGGAGCCTATGATGACCATTGAACGGGAAACACTACATCGTCCGTTATTTGACAAGATGTATGAGGTCTATGTACCACAGTACGCTGCACAGCAAGCTTCAGGACGCTTCCTACCTGGAGAGCATTTGACTACAGGGAATCGTGATCTGGACAATATGGCTGCGGTACAACAGAGTCTGATGACTATTCCTCTGATCAGTGAGCTGACCTATGCGCCCTCAGTGCTAAAGCTCAAAGAGCAAGGTACGAGGTTTCGCTTTAGCACACCATATGCACTGTTAGAAGCTACGCATGATCTGCGTGCATATATGGATGCTGCATTGGACTACTATGCTGAACATCCTGAGATGATGCTGGGCGATACCATCTCTGACCTCAGTCGCTTAGGTGCGCTGACGGATAGCTTCACCATGACACTCAGTGAAGCTGGTTTTGTCGTAGAACATAAGAACGCCATGTCTATCCTCGAGCAGTTGACCATTCGTCGTAATGCGCATATGCAGAATATCAGCACAACGTGCTATACGAGTGTCATTAACAACACGAGGCGCAATAGTGGACTTTGATCAATCACCCCTTCAGCCTGTGGTGATGGACATTGTACAGCACGGAGGGAATACCCCCTCCGTGCATTTGAGTGCACTGGTTTACTACAGTGAGACTGAGTACGTAGAGCCGTATCGAGTCATCAGTGAGGATCGCTTAGCTGACTTTACTAAGGACTTCAGTGATGGTATTGTGATCAGCATGATTATCCCTGCAGGGAGCTTTGTTTACAAGTTAGTACCAAATCGCAGTACACTCATCGTAGAGGTCACGCGTAGTGTGGATACCTACATGACGGATACCTCAGAACGCAGCTCAGCGACCACTGTAGAGCGTTTTAAGGCCACTATGGTGAACATGGAGGATGATCTAGCTAACCAATACTCAGAACACGCTCTAGCTGAGTTTAAGCTGGATATGTTTGACTTCAGAGTGGTTAGGTTTCAACTCCTGTCTGAGTTTGTAGAAAAACTCAGAACAGTGCAGATTGGCACAGTGCACCGCTATGACAGCGTAGCGGATATCATCCGTACAGAGATGCATAAAAACCTCGATAAGCTAGAGGCGAAGAGTGGCTTTGAAGGCGTGACAATGAGCGGTACGCCTAAAGAGACCATCGATACGCAGGTCATTATACCCCAAGGCACACGGCTGGTAGATTTGCCTAAGTATCTGCAAGAATCTGAACGCGGCGTATATGGAAGTGGATTGAGTGCGTTCTATCGTGATGGTCAATACTTCGTATGGCCCACATATGACATCACTCGGTTTAACACCAGTGAATCTAAGCTCACGATTATCAATGTGCCTCAAACTAAATATCCAGGTGTAGAGCGCACATATAAGCACGATGGTCAGCACCTCACTATTGTAACTACCGGTGAAACAGCATCTGGCGATGCCAGTGATATTAACCAGATGACTCAAGGTAATGCCAGTCGTACTGCATCTGCTGGATCGCTGCATAATAGCGCATCGTTTCAATATGACAAGAATAAGGGTATCGCTAACGCTAAAGACATCATCTCAGAAATTACGGGTGAAATGCGTAAAGACGGTATTCAGCAGTTACAGCAAGGCAGTCGAATTAAAGTCACGGATAATACGCTCAATGAACTCAGTCGTAATGCCAAAAACGCTGGTAGAGCGATGCAGGTCATTTGGGAGAATGGATACCACGAGGCGATTATCCCTGGTATGCCATGTCGGTTGATGTATTGGGATGGCACGCATGTGCTCACGCGTGATGGTGTGGTGATCGGTGTGCAATCCTATACGTCACCCAGTAGTGGTAACGTATTCCGTGGTAGGTTAGTGACTGCCACCGCGATATACATCTTCGTATCCAGGGAGGTAAATGCCTGATGCGAACGGATTACCGTCAGACATCAGAGAAGATCTTTCTGGACATGGTAAACTACCATAACAGAGAATCTCTCATGCAGTATGGATTATATCCACTGCAAGGGCGGGATGTCGTGCTGGGTACTCCAAATGTACTACAAGGTGTACGTACCAGCACACTTATCACGCCTAAACAGACTGCTCCGTATATTCGATCAGTGCGGTTCGTTTATGATCGTGTCCCACTTAATCATCTGTTGCTACACGACACGAATACGACATTTAGGGTAAGAGCACCTGGTGAATATCAGTTATCTGAGTTTATCGGTGAGATTAACGATCGTTGGTCTATTAACCTGGGTGTCAGGGATTATATCGATAAACTTGTACATGTTGAGCAATATGATGCTCACGTATTACTGGAAGCAGACCCTCGCTCATTAGTTTGGGCGCAGGGTGTGACACTCCGTATTACGTGCGGCATTCCACTGTCTGACGTGATTGTAAACCGCGATCTTGACGGGTTTGGTACTCTGCGGTTAGAGGATCTGATTCGTGAGCGTAACCTTGACGGGTTCTACAGCGGTGAACAGTCTAGTCTGATCAAAAACCGGGACTTGTTAGGGTTCGTACCCAGCATTGTTCCAGAATAACCGGAGATCTACAAATGTCCCTCGGAGTTCAAGGCAGTTCCACCGGCGTCGCCAACTTGGTGGCGCTGGTCAATTATTCCAATCCGACCTCGGTCCAGATCACTGAAGCTCAAGTGACCTTCTCCGATCTGATCACCAACTACACCAACAGCGGCGGCTTCCCGCGCAACACCCAGGTGCGTATCGCCGCTGTCGATGGCGCCGGCTTCATCAATGGCCCGGCTGCTGAGAACGGTTTCAACCTGCAACTGGCACGTGTCGGCCTGGACACCGGTGTGACCGTCTTCACCGACGAGTTCAACATCACCGTCGACACTACCTGGGATCAACTGAAGACCCAAATCGCCAATGCCAACAACATCGTCATCGGCGACTACATCATCACCGAGCAAGGCGTCTCCCTGGGCTCCGACAAGATCTCGGCGACGTTCCCGCCGGTAGATGGTAGCGAAGGCAACACACAAGACTTCACCATCATCCCGATCGGCAGTGACGTCGCCGGCACCTGGGTCTCCAGTTCGTACGTGTACAACACCGGCTCCGTCGTGGCCATCACTGGGCTGTGGGAAGCCACCGATGCACCGCTGGACACCGTGATCATCAACACGGACCTGAACGGTTTCGTGCCGGCTTCGTGATCCGCGCCCTGCAGTAACTTGTCTCCTGGCACGACGTAATATGACACCACCTGGGCTTACGCCCAGGTGGTGTCTATTGCCGCATTTAAACCTATTTGAACGCAATATCCCCTCTGTGATAAGTGATCTAGTCTAAGCATTTCGCTAAGATTGTCGCTTGCCATTGCAGGAGATTTACCATGCAAGAGATCACTCGTATTACCCAGCAAACCCAATCCTCCAGCGATACGGGTTGGTTTGACTACGTGAATTATGCATTGCTCTTTATGAGCCTGATGATCACCATGCATCTATGGTGGGCATTCACTTATCCTGACGCACCGCGTCTGGGTGTGCATACAGCAATCATGGCACTGGCGGCTATGATGTATGCCAGGCTCGGTATGATGGGCACCGTGTTGTATGCTGCCGCACACACTGCGTTGGTCGTTTCCAGAACCTTCGGATAGGCAACACTATGCACGACGAGCGATACCCATTCCTCGACAACCAGTTGTCTGGTGAGTTGAGGGCACGGGTAATCTTACTGGTGGCTGCAGCCAACGCCAAGGGATCGTGCTTCGATATTTGTGATCCCTGGAATGCTCGTACAGTGGTGGCTAACCCTATCCACTACTGCAATGAACTGGCAATGCAAGCATTGCAGGCGGTAGCCGAGGATGAACTAACATTCCTCGATCCCCAGTTGTCGTATCGAGTGATGTACTACCGTATCCCGCCCATGTTGCACTATATCCCTGATTATCAGGGTATCAGTGTGGCTCGACTGCATGAGCTGAGAAGTACATGCATCGAAGCATTGACGATGTACTCGGACAATATCGACATTGTCCTGACATCTACGTGGGAGGATATGGTAAACGAGATCGGTGCGTTGAGCACCGATCTCTACGGGAGTGCAGTATGAAGAAACAAATGGTGAGCAGTCCCTCTCGGGACAGTGCAATCATCGCAAGATTCAATGCGATGACAGATATGGAGATCGAACAGCGGTTCAGAACCGCTGGTGGTCTCTTCGCTGAGAACTGCTTCAGCGAGCGTCCATTGGGCTCGGTAGTCAGCGAGCGTCCAGATCGTTGGATTCTGGAAACTCGCGCAGCACCTGGAGGCGGTAACAATGTGTGGATCAAGTCCACATGCAAGATCATCTCCGATCAGGAGCGGATCTGGGTACTTGACTGGCTGAAGTCTCTTGGCTTTGACGAGGCTGAAGCCATCGTCTACTTCTCAGGCAATACACCGCGTAAGCGGGATATTGCCAAGCAGGTGGGGACACTGCTCCAGAACATGCGAGCAGACCCCACCACACTGCCGGATAATGGTACACCGGCAGTGAAGGCAGTCAAGCAGTTGAACTCACACATCGATTCACTGGTGGATGCATTGCGCACCAGCGGTCGTGTGAGAGTCGCTGCTTAACCAGCCAGCGGTGCAGGGGATGGCAGCATCGTGATCGGTTCAGGCACCATGCGCACATCCATCGTCCAAGCATACTCGACGATGGTGTTGCTCAGGATGTAGTTCGCCTGATCCTTGGGATAGAGCTGTAGCATCACCTTGGTAGCACGTGCAGGCTCGAAGATCTCAGCCGTGATGGCAAACTCTGCATCGGGAAACGAGTCCACGACTCGCTGAGAATCTTCCAGCCAGCTGGTGATGGTAGCCTTAGCCGACTCACCACCTGCACCGAATTGGCGCATTTTGTACGCCTCGTTCAATGCGAGGCGTACTTCTGCGATTGAAGCATTGGTAATGCGCATATTTGCGTCTCCAGTGTTAAATCGTTAACGTGGGCAACAATACCCACAAATCATTACCTTTAACCAAAGGATGCAAGATGAATAGCACGGTATGGACTGAAATGACTTTTGTACGTGTTTTGAACGAGCTGGGTGCGTTGGGGTTTGATACCCAAACGGTATTCGGTGTGGTGACTCTCACCAAAAAGGTGGAGCTGAGTACGCCGTCCGCTATTCGCACCAACCACGTTGACCCCGAGTTCACCTCGGTGGATCTGGACGTGAGTGGTCGCCGCTATTCGTTCCGCATTACCGCTATGCCGGATGGTGGTGTCGAAACGGCATATGTCGTCCGTACACCTCCCTCTGAGAATGGAGGGCTATGATAATTAACTGATAGATGCAGGGGCGTACGCCCCTGCATCTTTTCTTTCTCTGTTTACACCATAGTGGCCTTGATGTGGTTAGCAGTGTTATCCAGTGCACCGACCATGGTCAGTACACGGTAGTAGGTGACGCTGTAGAACTCCAGCAGTGAGACATACTCCACACCACCCATACTGATGTCGTTGAGTGTCTTTGAGCTGTACTCAGTAGACTTGGTTTGCATGATGCCGTGTAAGACACGACTGACCTTATCGGCACGTTCTTTCAGCTTAGCACGACTGATGCCGTTCATGAGCTCCACGAGATCCTTGGTGACTTTGACTACGCCATCCCATTCGGCGTTGTTAGCCACCACCTTAGACCACTTGGTTTCCAAGTCATCTTCTTTTGGCTTATGATCAGCCTTAGGCGTATTGAAGAGTTCACTGACCAGTGCCAAATGCGCTAAGCGCTCTTTGGTGAACGCATCGGTTTTCACTGAGAAGCCAATGATCGAACGATTCATCTTACCACCGAGTGTTTCGGTGACAAACTCCTGATACGGTTGCAAGAACTCCTTATCCGCACGATGAATGAATTCAGCGCATTCGCATAGCTGATCAAGATAAGTACGATAGGTGCAATTGAGCCCTGCAGGGCGATATGCCAGCATCTCACCCATATCCACATAGCGGCAGCTGTGTACCGCAGCACTCACGGCGATTGGGCTAAAGCCCAGTTCCAGATCCACAGTTTTCACGGTAAATAGTGTCTTAAACGACTGAGTGAGTCCAGCCAATGTGTTGGTGACTTGGTTAAAACCCGCCATAGCCACATCGGACATCTTGGTGAATGGATTGATAGACGACTCAGTCGCCAGGGTATTGGTAAAGCGCAGAACTTGGGCCATATCTTCTGCGGAAGCGGTAGGTGTATAACCATCGAACACGGACATAAGGAACCTTTCGGATGAGTAAAGACAAAGAAGCACTGAATGCCATGACCCTAAAGCCTACCATTGGGCGTATTAAACCCATTAAGCCGAAGATCAATGTCGGTGGTAAGCTGGATCACTTTAACGGTAACTGGTACTACGATAAGTACGGTGGTGCCGTACTCAACGGTGGTGTCAGTTTCTTTTTTGCTGTTGCTGGTGAGCAGAACAGGTATAAGACAGCGATCGCACGCGCGATCGGTGCATTGGCATTCTCCAGAGTGTATTGGCTAAGCACTGTAGATGAGAAATACACCTCGTACTATAGCGCGTTTGACACGGAGACAAACACCGAAGACAAGCGCTATATCACCATGTTCTCCAAGCCATGGTATAAGTTCGCTGAGAATCCAGTCGATAACGAACGGTGGATTCTCAGTGATGTGGGTGCGACTACATTTGATTCCTGGGTGACAAACTGGCGCAATACGTGTAAGACTAAGCGTGATACACTGGGTAAACAGTTGACAGTGCCTACGCCATTTCTTGAGCGTGATGGTTCACCATTGACCATGATTCTGCCTACGTTCACTGATATGGACTCTATCAGTCAGGCTCGTACTGAACAACAGAACGATATGCACGATGAACATGAGATCAGCAGCTCTAAGTTGGGCATGTATCATGCTCGTGGTGGATTGGGTAAGAGTCATGCGATCGATGACATCCCACCATTAGCTGTATCCAGTAGCACGTATATGCTCTGCACCGTGCAGACCAAGAAGGCTACCAGCTACGATAATGCACCGCCTAAGAAGACATTCCAGGATATGCCGCAGGATATTCAGCTCAGCGGTGTACCGAGAAACTTTCTCTATCTGGTACATGACTGTCTACTCGTCCTGAAGAGTGAGCGGCTGACACCCTCGGACAAGAGTGGTCCTAAGTGGCCACGTGCAGATGAACTCAGAGATCGTGATAACCCCGATCTGAATATTGTCACCGTAGTGAATCAACGTGGTAAGAGTGGCCTGAGTGGTGTACCGATGAAGTTGGTAGTCTCTCAGACTGAAGGCTATCTGCCACGTCTGACGATGTTCAATGACATCTGGGATGAAGGTATGTATGGCTTAGTGGGTACGAATAGCAACTACGCTCTGACTCTCATGCCTGATGTTAAATTGACTCGTACTACCGTACGTAACCTGATCGATACCAACGAACAGTTAGCACGCGCGTTAGAGATCACAGCTGATCTGTGCTATATGGACTTTGTCAATAGCATCAACGGTGAGCATAAGGACACCATCTGCACACCGGAAGAGCTGTACAACGACATCATCAAGCTCGGTTATAGTTGGGATGACATCTTCAACACCCGTAGCTGGTGGACACCGTTTGAGGACAAGCATCCAATGAAGCGCTTAACGACAAAAGATCTCCTGAACATCAGAGCAGGTCGATACGCGCCTAAATGGCTCAGTAAAAAGTAAAGGCATATCACCTATATGGTGGCACTATCGTCACCGTATAGGAGATACAATAATGCTGCGCAATAACGGTTGGGCAGGGCATCCGACATTTACCCATGTTCCGTATACGAAGTCCAATACCGACGATGATCGCGTATCTCGGTTTGTAAGAGCGGCTGGTACTTATCGGCACTGCATGGCTGAGAAGGACATGGGGTTGGAGATGATTCTACGGGACATTGCGATCATGAGTGATGAGTATCTACTCGGCATTCGCAATATTTACATGGATGTCTTCTCCACGCTAATTGAAGCTACGAATCGGTTATCTGGGGAAAAGCATGGTGTAACGTTTGGTCTAGGTGATGTGGATATCCGTCAAATGGCCACCTGCAGTGCATGTGAGTACACCACGACCCAGCAATGGTCAGATGCCACTGGGCTTGGCACCATGAAGTGGACGGATTGGACTGATCGGCATAGCGGCACTCAGATCACCAATGCTCTTACGGCAATTAACAATGATAAGGCATATGTGCTGGACTCCAGCATCATTGATCCAGTGTCCGATAAGCTGCTGTACCATAGACGAATTGAGTCGCTACTGGTGGAAGGCGCTTTACCCAATATTCTCTGGGCGTATTGGTGCCCACCACGTGTAGAACGCAGCATGACCTACGCCTGATATTCAACAGTGTTGTCCACATTTTAACCCACAACAAAGGAGCATCAATGAAGAAGCTCATTGCATGGCTGAAATCGCTGTTCAAGCGTAAGCCTAAGAGCGCACGCGTTATCGTGGTCAACGGCCGTAGTGTCTATATCAAAAATGACGATAGCTTCACGATCGAGAATGGTGTAGTACGCCATAAGGATCCCAATGTCGTGATCAGACCTACGATCGTATACTCCAGTGTTCAGCCGCATACACTGGGTGATAACGGCGTACAGCGTCGCTGTGAAGAACACATTAACGCACTTACAGGTGTCACTGCCGGTGTCATCATTGACCGTGTAGCAGCATCATTGAGTAACGAGTGCGGTCGCTACGATGACAGCTCATCCGGCAGCGACAGTGGTAGTAACGGCAGTGCTGATGGTGGCTGATGAGGCCGTGATGACTGAGAACGATGACGTCAAAATGGATGTCAGTATCGAATGGTTCGATCCAACGAAACATTAACCCAATCAACCAAAGGAACGCAACATGAACGCACAACAACCTGATGGTATCCAAGAATCGCCGTATGATGAAGCGGTGAGTGAAGACATTCAATGCATGGATCAACCGGAGAACACTTACGCAATCACTCCGGCTGATCTGGACAATGCCCTGAGTGAGGCGCTGCAAGCAGCCAAGGATAACCTCAAGGCACCTCTCGAGGATATCAACACGTCCAAAACCATCCTGGAGATGACGCTCGAGGTACTACAGTCTGAAGTGGCGGAGTATCCGCTGTTGCAATACTTCATTGATTACCTTGAACCGTTCAAGGTCGATCATATCCTGGGTGAGATCAATGCCTACCGCGATGCGCATGCCCGCGTCATGACTACCACGTGGCACGTTCTGCTGGCGAATGACCCCAGCATGAGCAGCCTGGCACTGCGTGCTCGCCTCGCTCATTGGGAAGACCTCGTGCTCCCATGGTTGCGTCATCGCAGTCAATACTTCAGTCCGCATCTGGCGGTAGCTAAGGCATTGCCTGAAGCTGTACCTGAGGCAGATGCGCCAGTAGCAGACTGATTCTCACTGCAGTGCTGGCCTAGGCCAGCACTGCCTCATAGGAGCCACTATGGCACACACAGGTAAGGTCAAAGCAGCGTTGGCAACACTGTACGATCTCATTCAACGCATGACGCCTACAGCAGATGGTAAAGACAATGACAATGTCAAATACCTCAAGTCTGTCTTTGACGTCATGACGGATAAGGAAGTCATCAAGTTCGCCGGCGTGTTACGCGATACGGGTATGACGATTCCCTTCACCTCTCCAAACTCGGATAAGGCTAATACGCCCAAGATGGAGGATCTCCTACGTGTCGCTGAAGATCTCGGTATCGAGCTCTATCAGCGTATCTGGAAGATCGAGGAAGATGGGACAGCTTATCTGAGTCCTACAAAGCGTTTGGTGGGTACGCTCTACGCCCGTAGACAAAACCAGACAGCCATGCACTCAGCAGGCTATGCTGATCAGGGCAATACCATCAACACACTCACCGGTCAGGTGACAGGTGCCAGTAAGGTCACACGGCTCTCTTTTATGGAGTCTATGCTGATCAATCAGTATTCTGGTATGGCACCTGTACTGCAGGAGCTACTACAGTTTCGCGGCGGTGATCCTACAGCGCATAGAGCAATGCGTATGATGCTCGCCAGTACCGGCTATGCAGACCATGCCAGGCTATCTAGCCTAGGCAGTACAGCTCGTATCAACACCACACTGAATGCGTATCTACTCGGAGCACATCTGAACAGTACGCTGACCAAAACCGCCACTAATGGCCCTATTCAAGGAATGAGATAATGGAATATGACGTATACGCATACCACGTTGTGTCGGATGACGGTAGCTGCAATAGTTGCTGTAATTATCGCCATAACGATCGGGTAAGAACCGTTGCGGTATCAGTGCCTTATGAAAATGAAACCGAAGTCAGCGTATCAGCCGAAGCTGTTACGCATGAGTATGGTGGCACGCAGTCGCATACTACTGTATCAGCATGTGCTAAAGTGAATGTGTGGGCCGGTGTCGATCAGGACGATCCTTTCTGAACTACCGATACCTTTTAACCACAGTTAAGGTGAGAAAGATGTTTAACGATTACAACAGTTATAGCATCTACGATGTAACGACAGAGGTGAGCGAGAAATGCGCTTATACTCGAGCACATTCTCGAGAACATGTCACTACGAACTGGTCTGTGCCAACGGTTATCAATGATGCATACTACTCAACTGACGTTTACGCCAGTAACTCAGTACATGCTGCTGCAGAAAATCACCATGGTGATGTAACGGGTCAGACATCCTACGATGCGGCCTTCCATGTGACAGCGCATGTGGAACTTGATACAAGTCATGAGCACTACTATGGTCAACTCATCCGCAAGTAAGAAGGCTACTATGCATATCGTCAATCCACTTTCCTTTGACCAGGTGCGTATTATCCTGGCAGAGGTGCATGAAACAGTAACGCTGACCGCCATCATTAACGAGGGCATCAGCGCATCCTTGCCAGTGCGTCTGGTCACTGAGCGCTCTAAGCTGGCTGAATGGCTGCATCGGCTGAGCTCGAACTACAACATCGTGACCCTGTTCAGCCAGAAGACGTACGAAAAAATTATGACCGAGGTCATGAGTACGTCTAAGTTGAGTGAGCCACTCTGCGACATGTGCTTTCACTTCTACATGCGCTTGGGCTCATGCCACCAAGAGAACCTGGCTAACCTCCTGGTGGACGCGTATAAGTCCACCGTGGGTGACAACTCGTACCATGTGTTCGATCTGTACACGCAAGACTTCATCGGCGATGAACTCAAAGACAGGGGGATGTATACCTTCATCCTCCTGATGGCGGTGGTCGGTGTGCATAACGATGTCTACACAGCTGCACAGGCCGGCATCGATGAACTGACGAATCCTGTATCGGAGGAGTGATGCGGGCTATCCTGGTAGACTTAGACAGTCTTCAGGATACGCGCTTTGGCGTGTTGGGGAATCACTTCCCCAACATTGCGCGTAGTCTGCTAGACGATCAGTATCGCTGGTTGAATCGTACTAGCGATCATGTCGATGGCGTAGACGACGATGTATTCAGAACGCTCTATGCCGGTCGCATGAACAACCCTGATAAGGTGTTAGGCAACTCACCGCTGACATCTATCCCCGCGATTCTGAGTAAACATATCCTGGCCCATAGCGGTTCAGCTGATGCTCAGTTTGTAGGGAGTCGATTGCGCCTACATATCAACACGTGGCCGTATCGGTTTACTGAAGAGGTGACAGATATCTTCGTACGTACACTGGCTACATGGCTCAAGGGTACGGAGTACCTCACTGAGATCAAGGCGGTGTATCTGCCTCCCAGTGCACTCACGCCACGGTACATCATGGAGATGGGCTATGATGTGCTGTACATGTACGACCTACTCGCCTGGATCAATGCTCAGGGTGAAGCGCTGATTAAGTTGGTACTACCAACGATTTCACTCGTCACACCTAGACTGATGCGCAATCCCGATGCAGAGGAGTTGAAACTAATCCCTGCTGCATTCAAAGGGCGCGATCTCTTTACCACCCTCACCGAGGAATTGAGATACATCATCGATCTCGATTTCCTCGATGCGTCTTACTTCTCGTTTGTACCTGTGCCTACCGCACAGGATCTCGAGGATATTGAAACCACCATGAAAGAGTTGAACCATGAGTACAGTCGACAACGAGATGCAGAAATCCGATACGTATGCACCCCAGATCCAAGCGATGATCACGACAAAGCCGGGTGAGTTCTCGTACTGCTATGCGGCAGATACCGTGCACGCGATTGCCACCTGCGATGCTCAGTCGAGCAAAGCGCCAGATACGCCTGAGGTATGCCCAACACTGGCTTTGGTGGCGGCGTATGATGCATGCTCGCCTCTTCCCTCCACCTATTACCATTAATAAACGCCTGCCGCAGCGAGTAGCCACCGATTCTTTTGGTGCGCTAACTTAATAGCAAATTATGCAGGAGCTAAATGCTCCTGCTATTTAACTAGCCCGTAAGGAACCCACAATGCCAAATACTAACGAAATTGTAACTCTTCTTACTGACGATAATGGTCAGTTCTATACTCCAGCCAACAACGGCGAGCCTGCTACTATTAAAGATAAAAACGGCAACGTTGTTGCTACATCGTTAGATAGCGTAACCTGGACGCCACATGGCGCTGGCGATATGCCCGAGGAAATCAGTGTAACCGCCCTGGACGACTCCAACAAAACAGTGACAGACGCTGCTATTAGCAAAGCGCCAGATACGCCTGAGGTATGGCCCACGTGCTGGGGGTACAACGCCTTCGGTATGGCGGGTATCTTCTTCAGTCAAAACGCATCGGTATACCACACCTACCGATGTGCTAAGCCTGACATCCAAGATCCAAGCGGTGTAGCACATTGTGAACGCCCTACCGAGACGGATGATACACCTGAGGTAGAATCTCCAGATACACCATGATGTCACGCTAGGTGGGCGTACGCCCACCTAGCGTCACTGATAGTCAGTAGGATCTAACTTCACAATGCCAGGAGAGAGTTCTTCTGGTGTGATGTCGACGATGTCTGGAATAGTCGGTAGGTTCAACTCATAGCGCTCTGTAGTCTTACCTGCACCGGCTGAACGTCGTACCAGCTCATCCGCCAGCGCCAATGCACGTGTACGGTGGATCTCCAGACTGGCACTGGCTTGATCTTCATTGGCTTGCTTAGCACGCCTAGACAACGACTTAGCCGTATCATCTACGACCTTCATGATGAGCTCTGGCTTCAGATTGTCAGATAGTTTACCAGAAGCACTGAGGTTATCTCTGACAAACGCCATACGCATGGCGTCAATCTCCTTCAGCATGTCATTCGGGTTTTCATCAGTCGGTGGTGTGTTACCCGGTTGGTCTGTAGTCATATTATTTGTCCCTTTAGATGTTAGGAGTTAACCATGTACGACGCCATGACGATTCTCTTCAGAATGATTGAAGGATCTATCACTAACGCTCTGCTTACATGTAGCAAATGGAAAAACAAACTGGCACAGAAGTACCGCGGTATGCGCTATACGACCAAAGCATTGCCAATGACGTATAGCGATACCGATGCGATCACTCGCTTGCAGATAGCGTCACTTGATGTGGATAATATCGACTACGGTGTACTATACTACGCATTCAAGAGACTACGAGACTTTGGATGGCAAGCATTCCCCACTGAACTCATTGAGGCAGGTAAAATTAATGTATCCCATATCACCATTATGCATGCATGTGAGCGTATTGACTTACTGACTCACAGTGTGCTGCTTAGTACCACGGAGTTGGAGTTGCATCGTGGGTATTTTGAAGTTGCTGTGTTTGAATGGCTCTGTAGGGGTAAAGGGTGGTCTGAAGACGGGGTGATAGCCGATCTGAACGCCTATGCCGCTAAGATCAGTGAGCTATGTCGTATCATGACGTTCCATATGGAACGTGGACCTATGACCACCGTACAAAAGAACAACTGGTGGGTCATCCACAGAGAGGTGCAGGTGGCCGTCAATACGATGGCACAGCTGTATATGGTGCTTAAGAAACGCCCACAATAGGAGCGAGTTAAGTGAGTAGTGAGAAGAAGAACAGAGTGGAGAGTGTGCTAGATGCCATCCATAACCCACAGGAGTGCGTGGGTGTGGATGGTGTAGGCGGTCGATTCTTTCGGTTGTTAGCGACTGACATGCTAGCTAGTCGCAACACAGATGTGGCTCAGTTAGCACAGCTGTTACGACAGTATGCATTTGTGTTGAACAGCGATTGTGGCCGTCAGTCATCTAGCCAGCAGGAGTTTTCTAACCTGCTCAGTGCATGGAAGAATCCCACCATGCCGTTTGCACGAATGATACAATCACTCGGTGCATTCGGTGCAACTGAAGTGGAGATCACCATCAAGGCTAAGACTGCCGATGGTGACTATCTGCGTACGTTGGTGGTGCCTACACCTGTAGTGATGCAACAGCAAAAGGCAGTGGATGGCACTGTCTACCATGTGGCTTACACGGGCCATAAGCAGGTCATGGCTGGTCTGAAGACAGCTGAGACTCCCATTGACGAAGTACCTCCCAAGTAAACATGAGGTAGGGGCGTATGCCCCTACCTATGGAGCTATCTATGACCATTCATGTACCAGCCGTATTAGATCGTGTACAAGCTGACGCTCGTAAAGGAGTATCGGCCGTATTAGATCGTGTACCAGCCGTATTAGATCGTGTACCAGCCGTATTAGCTAAGACCACTTTTTTTAGTGGTGATAAGATCAACCCACTGCCATTGGATGCCTATGGTGCTACCGGTAATGGCATCTATAACAAGATCGCTGAGTTCGTAAGCGGTCTAGGGATTGATCCTAACGGACTCACTCGTGGGAGTGAGTTTCTCAAGAAGAACTTACCAGATATCAAGTCGGTGTATAAGGCGGGTAAAACGCTCGCTAACGGAGGCAGTCTAGCGAGCCGTGTAGATGCTGCTAATACGCTCTTTAAGAGCGGTGCGCCGCTATTAGCCTCTGTACTGCCCACAAACCTGGCAAACTCGATTACAGAGGGTATGAAGAACAATGCGGATACTCTCGCTAAGCTAGGCGACGTCGTCAAGAAGGTAGAGGGTGTTAACCTATCCGACATGGCTCAGGTCGGTAATCTCTTATCTGACATGACAGGTGCTAATGGTCCGTTTGGTGTCATTGACAACCAGTCTGCTGTAGGTGTCATGACCGGCATTGCGATTAACGCATGTAAGAATGGTATCCCCAGTGCGATTACCACGGTACTGAACTCCAGTGAGAACAGAGCGGTATTGCAAGAGACAATGAAAAAGATCATGCCAGAGGTGGTGAAGCTAGGCGATGTAGACTACCTCAAGGAGGTCGCTGACTTTGGTAAGGCTCACGGCATTGATCTGGGTAAGGTGACTCAGTTCGATAAGTTCATTGAGACATTCCAGAAAGGTACGTCTCAAGATACGGTAGGTACGTTTGCTAAGTATCTGGAAGCAGGCCAAGCATTAGATCCTGGGTTTGCTACGATGGATCTCAATGGCACTCGGGTGACAAACACTTGGCCAGCATCTGCGATGAGTGCTGATGCTTATCAATGTCTGAAGACAGATGTGGTAAAGGAGCAGATCAGTGGAGCGCATGTCGCTGCTGTCACCAATAAGACAGTGCAGCATATGCCAGCAGGATCGTTTCTTGGCAGCATCGCTAACGTCGCTAAGAAGCAGGCATTTACCATGGAGACACCCTCTGGTCAAACAGGGCAGATGAAGGTCACGAGATGACTATGGTGGGCCATACGGCCCACCATAGTCTAACGCAACTGGCTACCAGGCAATAGGAGGTCAAAGATACGAGCAGGACCAAAGTTACCCAGCATTGCACCAAAGTGAGCGGGCGTCAATGCGAGCCTAGTTTGGGCTAACTTTCTAGTGAGGTTACGCTTGAGCTTTTGCATGTAGTAGATCTGTTTATGCAGCTCTACACCGCTGATGCATGCACAGTAATCGGAGAAGTTAGTATCTTCGTCAAACACCGTCGCTGTCGGATCAAAGGAGAAGCCCTGAGAGATCGGCGCGTAGATGATCGGTGACAGATCTCTGACGTTCAAAGAGACCTTAATGGATGAGGGTTTCCATTCGCTGTTATGACTCAGGTTCCCTTCACCGACGGAGATGGTCATACTCTCTGCCATACCGTATCGTGTCTGTGCATGGCCACGGTCATAGAGCTCTAACACCGGTGGTCCAGCGTAAGACTGTGCACCGGTCTGTTGAGGAAAGGCCACTGCAATCAGTGCAGCTAGTGGTAGCCATAACTGAACTAACCGACAATAGGCGTTGTTGTATGTGGCATTGAGCTCGATGGTATAGTTCATCGTAGGCATCGATGCGGTACTGCCCGTATAGCGCTGTGGAAAGTCAGCTTGTGCTGCACCTGCCAGTGCACCAAAGACAGATAGACCGAAGTTGTTAGCCACCTGACTGATGACTGCACGACCCCCACCTAGGACGGTCTCGATTAACCCAGTGATTGGACCATCGCCGATGTTACCCCCTGCTAGGTTGTAAACCGTGTTTCTTGAACTCTCTACAATGGAATCAAACTTAGCCTTGACTTCACTGTCTGCTGTTTGGTTGCTGGTACTCATGGTGGATGGACCCGTATCAGACACGGAGAACGCTAAGAACGCTCCACCATCATCCAGCTCCAACATAGCAAAGGTGGTCATCTGTGTCCACCAGCTCTTGGTCTTCTCCTCACCGTCTTCCTTAGGTGAAGGCAGCTTCAACACATCTTCTGCACCTGGTGTACCTCTGACAGCTGTTGGACCACCGCCAGCATCTTCCAGTGTGTTAGTCGATGCTCTGACATTCACTGGTCTATTGGCTGGCATATCCTCCCATCGCTTCTGATAATCCATCAGCGAAGATCCAGCTGGACTGTGCTTCTCACTGAGGATACCTCTGGCTGCGTTATAGAGACTCTTAGCAGCCATGACACCTGGTGCCGCTACCCAACCCAGAATAGAGGAGATTGTATCTCCTTTAGTATCCAAGAGCTTCATACGTGCCATGTTGTTTCTGTGCCATCTGGTGGCGACAGTAAACAGATCCAATGCACCATCACTGGTGAACATATCGGGGAAGTATAACCCCAGATGCTTACGGTCATCCACTGAGGTCTTGAGCGCATCGCCAAACATCCGCTCTGCTTCTTTCTCAAAGACAGTAGGGATGAACTCATCATTGACGGCAAATTGCATGGCGATGAGGTTAGCTCTACGCCAGGTGTTGATCATGGTAGGTGAATGATAGCAATACTTCGTTCTTGGCTTCATTGTAGCACGCTGTGCTACGTAGACAATGAAGCGAATGACCAAGAGAGGCCAGAGGTTAGTCGTGATGCCAATCACGGCAGTAATGGCAGTAGCCAGAAAACCGGTAAGTAGATTACCTGCTACGCGACCGGTGTTAGCGAGTTGACCTGCTGCTGGATCATAGACTGATCCGTAGAAGGTAGCTAGGCTATTGTACGCTGTAACACCCCCACGCAGATAGATGATCTGTGCATTGGACTCAGCAGTCTCGTAATACTTTCTCCCGATCTTCAGATCAGTGGTACTGGCTAGACCTACTCTGAGATCGGTATTGATCGATGACTGCGGTGGCGGGTTCATTGTCGGACTACCACCTGGCCCAGTGTCTGAGAATGAGTAGTTTGCACGTGATGCAAACTTCATTGACTTACCGATGTCATCCACCGTTGCGGGATCGCAGCGCCATGCCTGTTTGATCCAGGATGCGTTACTACAGAGTTTACTCATAATGGTCTCCCATAAACAAAAGATACACAGGTGGGGCGTACGCCCCACCTGTGTCAGATCAGTCCACTGGTAGACATATCCACGGGTAATTGACTCGCACTCGTGCGTGTTTTGAAATCCACGCTAGGACGAGTACCACCCGCTTGAGGCTTATTAGCTGCACCTGCAATCGTCGTTATCGCTGTAGCCATAGCAGCCAGCATACCACTCTGTTCTTGCATAATGGCGGTCTGCTTCTGAGACTCTGTGAGGATAGAGCCCAGTACAGATGCCGATGGCTTATTGAGCTCTACATCCGCTCTAGCTGTTTGGTTGATTGCCCGCTCTTTAGAACTCATGTTGTTAAAGCCGAATGCTGCCTTCATGAGCTGTTCATTCGCAGACATGGCGACGCCTGATGGATTGTATTCTACTTTCTGGAATCCAGAGTCAGTAGTCGGCTGAGCAAACGACTGGATGGGAGGCACTGTAGCGGCTGCGGGTGTAGAAGACTTCAAAGTCGCTGTAGTGCCCGTAGAGCCGTTATTTTTGTCTACGGGTACATTCGTACCACTTTTTGATAATACTTGATCTCCTGGCGTTTTAGAGCCATCTGCGGGGGTATTTGGGGACGGAGCAGAGGCTGATGTGGGATTTGTAGGCGAAACAGACGGTACACCACCCCCAGCAGTCGTCTGATTCTTATTGACCTCACCTGGCTTATCTGTCGCTGCTGGCGTACTTGTCGGTGTCGTTGCAGCCCCTGTAGATGCACCTGTAGCACTAGGTGTCGATGCGGCTGCACTGGTATCTGCATAGGCTCCGATAGCCATACCGTACGCTTTGGCCGGACTGACACCCGCCTTAATCAGCTCCTGGTATCTGGTTCTGGCTTTTACCAGTACAGCCTTTACTCGATCTGGACTGATACTGGCATGGTTGGTACCGACCTTATCGTAGTAGCCACGTCCACTGGTCAACTGTAGTGCAGCCCATTCATACGCTGCACTATTGATCGCGCTATCGATGTCCTCCGACTTACCCGTGATGTACTTACCGATCGCTGGGCGTTTCTTACCGGCTAGAAACTCGGTAAAGAAGCGCTCTTGCAACTCAGGCGTGAAGCGTTCGCTGGTACTGATACCCAGCTTTTTCACACCTTCTCTGAGTGTCTTTGGTACCATCTGGTACTTACCGACAGCAAAGAGACGCTGTGGATCATTCTTACGTCTAGCCTGAGCTGTCATAATCTCTTCTAGCGTCATGCTAGTGAGATTAATCGACTCTCTATTACTCGGTGAATTACGATCAGATCCACGGTTATAAGCGTTATATCCACGCCTACCGCTTTCACCTGTACGGATCAATGAGGACAGCGATGCGTTAGGATCGTACTTACCTGATCCTGGATCATTGATCTTGATCCCCATGGACGTGGTATTCGGTCCAGTGGGATTATTCTCAAAGATACCCGTGACGGCATCTACAGCACGACCGGTACGATAACTGATCGTAGCGTATGCACTGTTGTACTTGTCTACGACGTTATTCCACCCCATGCTGACAGATGCCGTTGGCTTCACCGGTGCTGTAGGTGTCACATCGTTGACCTTAGCCTTCTCTTCTTTCTTTTTGGCTGTTTCAGCGACCTTACTGATCTTTTCCTCTTTGATAGCTGGCTTTAACTTCTCAGCGGTCTCTTTGAGGAACTCGATGTTTCCTAAGACACTGGATGGATCTGTGTTCAGCGTGTACTTAGGCCATGGAGAATCGGTGTACGTCCATACGGACTGATTGTCCATGCTCTTAGAGTCACGGATAGCGAGTGCTGTCTTATACGTGTCCTGAGGTGTTAAGAGTGCCTTCACGGCTTCGACATATCTGCCAGTGATGGTATTCAGCGCATTGACGTAGTTCAGATACGTCGGCAGGAAGCGGTTCTTGATCCAGCTGACAAAGGTAGTGAAGGCTACTGCGTCTGAGGTGTTTACCCCAAAGGCGAACGCCATATCGCTGGCTAGGGTGATCAGATCGCTATTGAAGATCAGCTTACGGTCATTACCTGCTTTGATGTGTTTCGCTGCGACTTCTTCAGCTTGTCGCAGTGCGGTCATCTTGTCATCTTCCAGATTGACTAGACCGTAGGTTCTGAAGCGTACTGCATCGATTGCACCGATCTTAGCGTTCTCACGCTCGGCTGCGACTCTGACGCTCGGAGAGATCGTCAGTGCACCACCTCCACCTGGCAGTGTGACTGCTGCGGGTACCATACCACCATACCCCAGTGCCTTAGCCGTATTGGCCGCAGTGACCTTATCTGTCTTACCGGGTTGTTGTACACCATTGACTGGCTTAGTGGTGGCTACATCTGCGATGGTCTTAGCCGTCGCTGCTGGGATGACAGCGGAGGGTTCTTTCTTCTTTGCTTCAGCGATAGCGGCTTCAGCAAAGCTACTGACATCGGTAGCGGTAGCTTCAAGGAACTCATGATTGGTGAATGGTGATTGGATTTCATCGTAGTTCACAGAGAGTGCTCTGGTAGCCTGGACATAGGCAATCTTGATACTAGGCACCAGATCCTCTACGTCTCTGAGCGGAGTCGTCACTTTCAGCTTACGCATAGCGGTTAAGTGAGCGAGGTACACGGGCTTAAAGCGTACTTTGTACCACTTACTGAACTTAGCCATGTGCTTTTGGTTATTAACATCCAAGCCAAAGAGCTTAGTGACCTTAGTCATGAACTCTTCGTCAGTTGAATCTGTCTTGTCCAGTACAGCCGTGTCTTCAGCGTACGTGACTTGCTTAACCAGCAGTCCTTCAAACTCTGCTACTGCCTTGATATGCTCGTCATTACGTCCTGAGAAGCCATACTGCGCCATACGCATCTTAAGCGTATTACCGATCTTCAGGCGGTTTGCATAGGCGTAGATGCCGTACCCCACGGCACCGACTACAGCTGAGCCAATGAGTAGTGGTACGGTCACAGGAGAACTGAGGATAGCCCCTACAGCGGCGAGCGCATACGGTAACGCCATCAGAGCACCGCGCAGAAGTAAGCCGGTCGGTTTAAAGAGCACTTGCTTAGTGAGCCACCATGCGCCTTTTAAACCGTAAGTCAGTGCGGTGCGTACGACGCCTCCCTTAGCAGCACCTGTCGCTACAGCGCCGGCTCCTGCTGCGGTAGCCGCACCTGCACCAGCGGCTGCAGCAGTACCTGCTGCGGCTGCGCCACCTGCGCCAGCAGCGACGGCTCCAGCGCCTGCGGTACCGGCCGTCGCTACACCAGCAGCACCGGCTGCACCTGTGCCGGCAGTAGCGGCGCCTGCAGCTCCTGCTCCAGCTGCCATCCCACCTAACACCTTAGCACCGACATAGGCCATTGCAGCACCAGCGAGTTCAGAGGCGTAATTCTTGATAGTAGCGAGGATACCTCCACCACCTTCTTCCTTCTCCTCTTTCTTCTTCCTACGTTCTTCCCTGAGCTTCTCTAGCGCACTAGCTGCCTTATCCTTACGTTCAGCGAATGTGTTCTTAACCTTATCTAGGCCCTCAGCACCTTTGTTCTTCAGTGTGTCTAAAAGACCGTTTTGCTTACGGTCTTCATTACTGCCATCGGCATCACCGTCTCCGTCCAAGTCACCGATCTTACGCTCGTTACCATCACGATCCGTCACGGTACCTGACTTACGACGCTTGCGTCTACCTGTACCGTTACCACCTCCTCCTAAGCGGTCATCCAGGAGGTCGTAGATCATCTTAAGCTGATCCACGATGGGGTTACTGGTTAACCAGTCGTAGAAGCCGGTCAGATCGACGCCCTTCGTATCGGAGAAGAATCCAGCCAGACGCTTAAAGCCATTGGAGATCTTGTCCTTAGCCCAGTGAAAGCCCTGCTTTGCTTTGTTCCTGAGAGTAGCGACCGCTTTGCCTGCAAAACCCAGTAACTTAGCCTTCACTGTCTTGATGGGTTCACCCTTGTCATTCACGATACCCTTCAGGAGATCTTCTTCTGTCAGGACGATCTTCAGATCAGACAAACGCTTCACTGGGCCTGCGATCTGACTAGGACGGGTGATGGCCTGATCTCTGACCATACACCAATATCCACCTGCACGCATGGTGATCGCCAGCATACGTGGACGCTCTAGATCATCCTTCACGTAGATGTCTACAGGCTCATCAACAATGTCCACGAGATGTGACCAAGCTGTCTTGACAAAGCCTGCTTTGTTCGATGCAAAACCACCCACACGCTTCACTACGCCGATGATGTCAGAGACTAAGCGCATACCCCATGGCGATTTGTAATACGCCTTAGGGAGTTCTTCCAGCGTTAGGACGATCTTGTTGTCTTCATCGACGATGTCTTCAGTGATCTCTTTGAGCTTGTAGATAGGCGTACCTGTCTGTGCTAGGCGGTACATCCCCATACGTAGCTTATACGCCGACATACGAGGGACTTCTTCACCCTTGACAAATACGTCAAACTGACCTGCTACGGTATCCAGCACTCTGTCCTTAACACCGGTAGCGAGACCCCACATAGAGCGTGAGAAGCGCATCGGTGCACTCAGAAACGGATGCTTAGCTGCAAACTCAGTCAGCCATGACTTACCGGCACCTAAAGACTCGATTGCTTTCTTGCCTAAGGGTGTCAGGACGAATGCGTTCTGGATTTCATGCAGATCCAGAACGACACCACCGTTCTCATCGATCACTGCGTTCTTGATGTCTGCATAGGAGCGAATGACCTTGTTGGTGACTTGGTCACGGTACAAACCAGCTTGCAGCTTCCATGCCTGCATCTTTGGACTGTTGATACCAGCGACATAAATGTCCTTTAGGGAGTCGATCTTGCTTCTTCCCCAATCTGCGACATCTGCAGCTAAGGTAGTCGCTCTGGCAGCACCTCTACCTAGAAAGCCTAAGCCCTTACCCGCTAGACCGATGCCCTTACCTGCCATGTCAATCGCCCATCTGGTCGCACTCTCCAGACCAAACTGGTACTGGACAATGTTGACCTGCTGAGCGGCGATCTCCAGTGCTCTCTTGTTTTGCTCGATGATCTCTTGCAGTTTAGCGACAGTGGAGTCACCCGAGGTATAGATCGCTGAAGTGATGGCATCTACGCCGGCGTTATTGATGTCGATGTTACCGCCGCCTCCTGGTCGGATGGTGGGTGGTGTACCAGTAGGCGGTGTAGGGGTATCCGTGTCTCTGAACCCCACTCTGAAGGTACGCTTGTTCTTCTGTGACGATGCACCTAGGATGGTGTCATCTACACCGAAGTCGATGGTATCCTTACCGAGTAGCTCAATGTACTTTGCTGGATCGTAGTTGTTATTGGCATCGAGTAGACCGATTCGTCTGAGTAAGGCAACATCACCCGTGTTAATCAGAGCTTGTACCGCTTCACGCTTCTCAGCCAGGTTGGCACCGAACTTGTTAATACTGTCAGATGCCTTAACGTGAGATTCGCTATAGGCTTCACCTAAGCCACCGCTGAAGACTCTGGCGATATACTGAGCCTCACGTGGGCCTACGCCAGAGCGCGTCCATGTCTCAGCGTTAGTGAGGCGATCAAAGCTGCCTAAGTCTTTTCTGTTTCTGGAAGTGAGATTCGATACGTTATCTCCCAGCAGGATATCCAACACCTTACGTCTGGTATTGGCTTTCAGGCGCTTATTCGGATCTAGCGCACTGAGGATGTCATCGCCCTGACGAGTGAGACTAGACTTAGAGGAACTGTCAAAGAGTGTCTCAGAGATACCGGAGACCTTCTTGGACTCTTGAACAAACTGTCCTCTGGAGAAGTCATAGGTGACTGGCTGGATACTGGGGTCTCCAGTCGCCATGATCGCGGTGTTATGCTGAATACGCATCAGGTAGCCAGGGATGATCTCCTCCAAGCTACGTACAGCACCGTAGGAGAGCTGACCGATCTCTGCGAACTGTTTAGATCCCCCTACGTTCATAGAAAGATTACCGCCTCTGTTGACCTCATCTCTGAGATCATCAGCGAAGTTCTTGGCGTAGTTCAGAACCTTAGAGAGCATGTCGTCCTTCTCCATAATGGAGTCGCCATTCTCGTCTTTGAGGCTCTGTAGGTACTTGACACCCTCGTCGTACGACCCGCTAGGGTTGTTGAGGATGTAGTTGATGATTCTACCACCCTTTGCGATATTGCCCTCAGTATCGAACTTCTGAATACCCTTCTTGGCTAACTTGCCACCTTGCTTGCCGAACCACCCTGCAATGGTGGAACCAGCGATATCGCCTACGGCATCACCCGCCATCGCTGCTTTCTCTGCAGCGTTCTTATCCTGCACACCCATGGACTCTGCCATGCCGGTGAGCATCTCGACACCATTCAGTGCATTCTCGAAGTTGTACTTGATTTCATCTACCGCTTCTCTACCACGCTTACGTAGTACCGTCATCAGACTGCCGATAAAGTCTGTACCACCGAAGACACTATCGTACGCCTTGTTCATGAAGTTGGTACGCATGACCTCCTGAGCGCGCTCAGACATCCTGAGTTTGAGGAACTCAGGCAGCTTGGTATTGATCGCGATGGATTGCAGGTTCTTGACGATGACCTCAGTGCCTTGTCTACTGAGGTTGATAGACTCCAGCATGGCGGTGTAGTGCCGCATCTGTAGTTCCAGCGACTTACGCTGATAGCCGATCGTGATTGTATCCTGATACGAGACTAGGCGTTCCAGACTTTGACTCAACTGGCCCATGGCCGTGAGATTGTCTACGTGTCTGGCATCGCTCTTCTTATCAGCGATAGTATCTCTGACGAGCGCTTCTGCTTTATCGCGTTGCTGTACGGCGTGCTGTGTACCGAAGATGGTATTCAGCTCGTTCTTCAGACTGGCTTCAGCTAACTCGGCCGCTGACATCCGTGATGGGCCTGCATTCTGCTTAGACCAGTCTTTCAGGGTGTCTACTACGCCTTTAGGCAGTTTGCCATCCAGCTTGTTGACATGCTGATTCACTAAGGTCTTGGCCTGCTTCATTGGGCCAGCCATCTGTTGCTGCATGTACTGCGAATTCGACTTGACTGTCGAATGCAGTCGTTCTAACGTCGTGAGACCTCGATCGTATCCGGGAGGGAGTACATCTCGGTAGAGCTCACGATACATCGATGGATCGGTGAGTTTATTGACGAACCCATCTCTCAAGCCCGCTACTGCAGATTGACCAAATGCCGTTCTAGGATCTCGGTCATCTTTAGGCTCTTCAAAGCTGAAATCGTCAAAGTTGAAACTCAATTCATCATCTGGAGCGTTTACCTTTGTCTTCTCAGCCATTTAGGTTCCTCAATTTTATCAGATGTTTATTTACACGGATAGGGTGTTAGCATGCTTAAAAAGATGCTCCCATGGAATATTATTTTACTGAATATCCAGCCTAAGCAGCTGGAAGCATTGCCTCAGATTACCCATAGTGAAGCAGTGGACAGAAACTTCAATATGCATCCTGAAGGATTATTCAGTACAGCGATCTTTGGTAAAGTAGGCGATGAGCGTAGATTGACGAGCTTTGCACACATCAACATGAAGGTGAGTCTGATCCACCCACTGATCTGGTATCACCTCATGTCTATGCGTGCGATGTGGGGTGAAATTGCCGCTGGTAAGCTCTATGCCACGTTTGATGAGAAAGCAGGTGAGTTTATCAAGGCCGATATTCTCACCGGTAGAACAGGATATCAGTTCTTCGCTGAGAACTGGCGTAAGCTCAAGATCGAACGGACTAAGTCTCTGACCAGAAACAACTCCATTACCGTGATTGAAAGATATCGCGGTAATGGAGATATGTCTTCATTATTGTTGGTCATTCCAGCAGGGTTACGCGATATTGAGACGGATGAGAATAACGTCATTGTGAAGGATGAGTTAAATGACCTATATCGCCGTATGCTCGCTCAGAGTAACAGTATCTCCGATATTGTCATTAAGACCAATCCGAAAGCGATCGACAGTACCAGGTACTCCATGCAGTTAACCTGGAATTCCATCTTTGAATACTTCATCAGAAACATCGGTGGTAAAAACCACATGATGCAGGGTCAGTACCTGAGTCGTAATATCGTCAACGGTACACGTAACGTCATTACCGCATTGAGTACCGAGCCTACGTACTACAATGATCCTGGTGTACCGGGATATGACAATATGACCGTAGGTATCTACCAGGCCATTCGCGCATGTGAGCCTAACGCTATCTTTGCAATGCGTAAAAACTTCACAGATAAGATCTTTGTCGGGAATAACGCACCGATTGCATTGATCAATAGAAAGACACTGCGTACTGAGATGATTCAGGTGGATCCAAACTACCAGGAGCGCTGGCGCAGTGTGGAGGGTCTGACTAAGATCTTCCTCCTCTACGAGCGTGAAGCACTGCGTACGATGCCGATTGTGGTGAAGGATCACTATCTGTGTCTCACGTGGCGTGGTAAGATCGATGGGGTGGATGCGTTTAAGTTGGTGAACCATACTGACGCTATTCCTCAGTGGGTGTTTGAGAGTGAATACACACTCACGCCTACGACGATGATCGAGTTCTTCTACGCTACGACGTATAGTGAGTTGGATCGTACGCCTGCGTGGTCTACTCGGTATCCCATCGGTGATGCTGGATCCACGTATCCGAACGAACTCTTCATTCGTACGACTGAGAAGTCTGAGCGCAGATACTGTCTGACGGATAACTGGGAGATCGATAAGGAACGCGGTATCGCCTACTGCTTTCCCTCTGCAGATATCACCGCTCCAATTATCAACGCATCTTCACCGCATAGCTCTAAGCTTGAGCAAACTAATGCTGACTTTGATGGTGACAAGATGGCAACGAATGCAATGCAGTTGCCAGAGAGTAAGGCTGCCATGAGGGGTCTGATGAACCGATGGGAATCTCTTATCACCGCTACAGGTGAACTCATCGGGAGTTGCCAAACAGACACCGTGAGCTACGTGCTATACAACATGACCGGAGATATCTCCTAATGAGCCAGTTCCAACAACTGCTGGAAGACGTACTGGGCACTCGGCTGCATGTCGCAGCCGAGAGTATCACACTGGATGCGTTTCATCGTATCGGTCGGTTAAGAAAAGCAGCAGACATGCCTAACGTCAAACGACGTGAGCTGTCTGCACTGGAATTACCGCTGAACAGCCTGTATCACTACCAGGGTGAATCCCTCGATGACGATGGACCAAGTAACAACGATCCGGCGTTTAACAACAACAAGAAGAGTATCTTTGTACGTCATATCCTGACGTATACGACAAACGCCACTGTACAAGTGCGTGCCGGTACGATGCTCAAGCAGCACATCATGGACTACCATAAGCGCAATAAGCGTACTAAGTTGTTGGCGGAGGGTTTACCCCTGCCTAAGGACGGTGGTACGTTGGTGGTCTATAACTACGGTCTACTGGATCTCACAGTCCGACCCGTGAAGGCGGTGAACTATTGGTACGAGACATGGCGTGCATTAATGGACACGATCGTGCACGAGATGGTGAACATCGCTCGTACGTCTGATCGTCAGCAGTTTCTGATGGTGCCACTGCCTAAGCAGATGCTGACGATGGCGCAGCTCAATAACGAAAAGCTCTTTATGCCCACTGGTGACTCCTACCAGAAAGCCCCTAAGGAGCGTGCTAACGTCATGATCTACGAGTTCTGGCGTTGGCTAGTGAATCCCAACGAAGGTGTGTTCGCTGAGTTTAGTAAACTCGCTACTGATGGACTCTTGGGTAAGATCGAGTTCATCTTCAACTACGATGGCTATTACGTCGTCGTTAACCTCGGTATGCTCTTTGGATCCCGTAAGCCTACCAAGGAAGATCTGACGGCTAATCCAGCCTGGGCTATCTGGGCTAAGGAAGGCAATCGCGTACCAGTTACGCGGCTGACGCGTGACTTCTATCTCTTCTTAGCTGTCGTACACGGTATGGATGCACCAGAAGAGATCATCGATGAGGAGAACGGTGCTGTCTCTGACGATGAGGCTGAAGTGGTCATCAGTGACGAGAAGAAACTCGAAGCTCGGGTGAAGGTGATCGATCAGATCGTCGAGATGTCTCAGAAGAGCACTGTCGAGACGACAGATGCTAAGAGCAGTCTGACTGATCTGAAGAATGAGCCTGATGGTAACTTCATCGAGGAAATGAAGGAGAAAGCAGCTAACGCAGGTACAATTACGGCTGCTGAACTCAGACGTGTGGATAAGCTGCTGGAAAAGAGCAGGGCGATCAAGGCACCTGATGGTACGCCTATCCATGAGTTTATCGATATCAAGCCAGGGATGGACAAGCTGGAAGTCGTGACCATTCCAGATCAGGATGAAGTGTTCGATAAGAACATGAACCGTACGAGCATTGTGGGCTTCAGTGAGCAGTATGTGAAGAAGCTCATGATGAGGGATATGCTCGGCGCTATCATGAGCTTTCAGGATAGTGGTGTGATCGTCACTAACCTGGAAGTCCAAGAACATAAGTCACTGACTGAGACCAGCTACACCATCTCGTTCTCTTTAGGTGAGATCGGTGGTGCTCCATCGACCATTCACTTGAAGGTACAAGCCGTACAGCCAGATGGCACGTATATGGCCAATGGTACACGCTACCAAATGGTTAACCAGTTAGGTGAAGCACCGATTCGTAAGATCAGCTCCAGTGTCGTGGTGCTGACCAGCTATTACGGTAAGACATCCATCAAGCGCAATGCTAAGGTGGTGAACGACATGACCGCTTGGGTGGGTAATCGCATCTGCGCTCTAGCGTTGGATGATAACATCCAAGGCATCACGGGTCTGAAGGATGTCACTGCGTTTGACAACACGTTTACCTCACCGCGTATTTACGCGATCATCGCTAAGCGTCTGGCAGCTGTGACGGTAAACGGCATGGCGCTGAACTTTGATCACAAGACGCTGATCACTGGCGATATCGCTAAGATCGTGATGCCTAAGATCCAAACCACACATCCTGGTGCAGTCGTATGTGGTTTGGAAGGTGATAACTACGTCTTCGTGGATATGGACAACCAGTTTCATAAGTACACGCCAGGTGGGGTGATTACGGATTTGGGAGACGTCTACACCCTCTTTGGCTTAAACAGAGAGAAAGCACCGATTGAGTATGCTGAGGTAGAGACATACAGCAAGGCCATCCCAGTGGGGATTGTGCTGGCATATAAACTCACACTCACTAAGCTTTTGAATAGCCTCGGTGTCACCTACCGAGTAGACTACACCGGTAAGAAGCCGGTGCTGGATGACTCATCGTTTGCACTACGCTTTAACGACTGCTCAGTGATCTTTGATCGTGATGATGCAGCCGCCTCACTGATCATGGGCGGCTTTCATGAGTTTCGTGATGCGATCGCTGATTACCCTATGGCTCAGTTTGATGATCCCAGTGTGTACTACAACATCCTGGAGACTAAGTACATCTCAGCTAAGCATCTGGATGAGATCAATGAGCAATGGATGCGTTTTATCGATCCGATCACTAAGCGTGAGCTGATCCGTATCAATGAGCCTACGACGTATAAAGGGCTCTTGATTCGTGCAGTGGAACTCCTGACTAACGAAGAGTATCCTGACGAGACATCAGTGGAGTTCAGTCGTGTACGTGGCTATGAGCGTATCGCTGGTCATATGTACACCGCACTGAGTAAGGCCATTCGTCGTCAAACTCGTAAGAACGGTAAACGTGTGATCGACATGTCTCGCTATGAGGTATGGCAGCGTATCGGTACCGATACCAGTCAGATGGTGGTCAATGAGATCAACCCACTAGAATCCATCCGTAACAACAGTAAGTTAACGTTCAGTGGTAGTGGTGGTCGTAACGAACTCACGATGGTAGCGCATACACGTGCGTTTCACAAGAGTGCAGTGGGACTGATGTCTGAAGGTACGACAGACAGTGGTGCTGTGGGTATCACCAACATCACGCCAGTCAATCCCAAGATCAGTAGCCTCTACGGTACGATCAGTGACGCTGATCCGATCAAGGACAGGGATGCATGTGGTATCCTCAGTGTGAACGCACTGGTCTCTCCAGGCATTATCCATGACGACAGTAAGCGTGTGACGTTTAAGGGTATTCAGGATGCTCATACTCGTCCATGCGCTAAGTATCAGCCATACAGCTGGCGTACAGGGATGGACAGCGCGATTGCGCATTACAGCACTGAGCCTAAGTTCGCCATCACTGCCAGAAAGAACGGTACTGTAATCAAGAAGACTGAGCACTACGTCACGATCAAGTACGACGATGGTGAGGAATATTCCTACAAGTATGGTAAGCAGTTTGGTGTCAGTGCGGGTACGATCGTGCCTATGCCAGTGGTGTGTGAACTGCAAGAAGGTAAGAAGTTTAAGGCAGGTGAACCCATTGTGTACAACACTGACTTCTTTGTCAGGAATCCATTCAGTAAGACAGGTGCACTGGTGATGAAGTTTGGTATCCCAGTGATCGTCCATCTGCAGGATAACCGTAATACCATCGAGGACAGCTGCGCAATCAGTAAGTCGCTGGCTAAGGACTTTGTCATCGATGTGACACACAAGCGTGTCGTGTTGGTGAATTTCACTGATGAGGTCTATGATCTCGTACGTGTGGGTCAGATTGTCCATCAGGAAGATCCGGTATGTAAAGTGCTGGATAAGACTGCTGCGATGTTCGTAGATCAGGAAAACGACATCAGCGATACCTTGGACTATCTGGATCGTAAGACACCTCGTGCCAAGTATGCGGGTCGTGTGGATCGTATCGAGATCTACTATCACGGTGACATGGCCGATATGACTGATTCGCTACGTAAGTACGTGAAGCAGTCTGAGAGCAACTTCGCTGCCATGAATCCTGAAGGTAAGGATGCCACTGGTCGTACCGGTGATAACTACCGAGTCGAAGGTAAGCAACTCAGTGCGAACACATGTGCCATGTGTATCTACATCACCGATGAGGAGCCGATGGGTTCATCTGACAAGATGGTGTTAGGCACACAGTTGAAATGTACCGTAACACGTGTGATGACTGAGACATTGAAGGCTGAAGATGGTACAGTCATCGAAGTGGATTTCGGACAGAAATCTGTTGAAAACCGTCTGGTGTATGGCGCGTATCTACAAGCTGCAATTAACTTGATTCAGCGTCGTATGACTGATAACTTCATCAACACCGTCTTGAGCGGTGAATAAGGAACGAATATGCCTGAAATCTCACGCCATGCTGTCACTGCTGGCACTGTGGCCAATATGGTCGAAGTCGTCGTACAGGTGATGAGTATGCTCGGCTCTGAAGACGTCACTAACTCCTTGGGCGGTGTGATCGTCACACCAGAGCAGGTGGCCAGTATGACCACTTCTGAATTGCAAAGCACCTATCGAGACGCAGCAGCGACAAGGAACGATTGACATGTTGACATCCGCATCTATTGACGCCGCTGTAGGCACCGTAGCCGCATGGCAGGCGACTCCGTACGCCCTGGCTCCTAAGCCGGGTTCTCTCCTGGCTAAGTTGTGTGAGCACACTCGCCTGGATGGCTTGACCTCGCTCAACGATTTCGATAACGTCGATACTGAGCGACTGTATCGCAATCTGAGCTTTGTAGCCAATGGCCTGGATCCCATGCAGATGTCTGACACTGAGCATAGTGTCATCATGGACGATACCGTGAAGTTTCTCGTAGGTCACATGCGGACTTATTTGAACCACACGCGTACTGTAGCAGGTCCAGCGATTGCTGAGATCGTGCAGATGGTGGAGCAGAGTCGTCCTGACTGGTATCAGCCACCGACTTTGGCTCAGATCGACATCTGGAACCCACCTGATCCGTTTGTGGGGGATGCTCTGGAGAAGCTGGTCAAACCTTACGCTGAAGAAGCATTGCAAGCCGTAAACATCATCCGACTGATCAATGAACGTGCAAACTACGCTGTGATTGCTGAGATGATCCATACGGGTGTCAAAGCTCTGGATGACGCGATCGATATCTGGTTCGGTAGTCTGGACAAGTACACCATCGAGTCGCTCTGGAACACGTTCTTCATGGGCGAAGGAAACGGCATGATCGGTCAACATGCTGTAGCCGTACGCGATGGGAGTGTCTGGGAATATTTCCGCAACGTCAAGGTGGGTATCGACTGCTCCTTGTTCGTATTCCTTCTGTCTCGTACTCTGGCTGAGTCTCGTCATCCTGACAGCGCCGTGGGTCTGGATATGTTCGATGACCACCTGATGCGGTATGTGCATGCCAGTGGTCAAGCGCTGGCTATGCAGATCAAGACGCTCAGTGAAGCCAACGGCTCTGATGTGCTGGTACGTGATATCCTCACCGAATCTCAAACTGTGGTGGTGTTTGGTCCAGTGTATGACCGGTGGTTGTCTGATAACAGTAATACCGCTGACATGCTCTTGGCATTGACCCTGCCAGGCGTACGGGCTAATTCTCCGTATCAAGTATCGTTCACTGTGGACGAGATCGCTGATATGGAAACGAAGCTCAAAGGCGCTTGGGTGGCCAATATGACCACAGGCGGATACATTGCGCATAACCACCAGCTCAACAAGGCTCGGTGGGCATTGTACGATGCATTCGCTAAGCAGATGGATGAGATCACCGAAGAGACCACTGGCCGTACGGGTGAGGAACTCGATGAAGCATATACGCCTCTGCGTAAGACTGAGCTCATTGGCCAATGGCGTCATGAGGTCGATAACGAGTTCAACTATGAAGATCTGGACTGCATCGCTCCATGGGTGCTGAAGGCCATGTGCAAGGTGCGCTACCATGGTCGTCCTACCTTCGCGTTGCTCAACGGTATCAACCTGGCGATGGACACTGAGAACGCACTCACTGAAGATGAGGCAGCGTACATGTCTACGCTGCGCTACATCGTCAAGTGGATGGTGGAGCAGGTCATTCCCACACGCGAGTGGAATAACTGAGTATGGACTTTCGCACACTGAATCGTAATCCTGACACGATTTTGAGTGCACTGAAATCCACGCAGTCAGATGCGCTAGTGACCAGTCGGCCACTGCGCATCTACATCCCAGCGTTTTATGCTGAGCGTGGATTGGCTGAGATTGGTGGTACAATTGAGATCGTGGGGTTTTGTGCATGGGTCATTGGATCCGAGTATGACTTCACCACGATCCCGGCTATGATGACAATTACGCCATCATACACCAACACAGTCAAAGGGCACGATGGTGTCGAGTATTTCGAGTTTGTCTTTGAAGCGGGTGCGATCGTGATGCCTACCGACTCTGTACCGGTGGTGGACATCATGTCGTATAAGGTCTACAACGTCATCCACTCAAAGGCTAAGATTCCCTGGTTTACCACATACGACACCTTCAGTGAAACGTTTGCAAATGCAGACAGGTACGCTGGGGTGAGTCTAGGTAAGCTCAAGGATGTGTTGGAGGTACTCTGCGCACTCCAGTCTCGCAGTCCTCACGATACGAACGTCTTTTACCGTAACTTCATTCAGAACAGGAAGCAGCTGGAAACCGATCCGCCTGATTACATCCCTATCGCCAGTATTGTCCATGCTGCGACAGGTACGATGTCCAGATTGGGTGGTAGAAACTTTGTAGATGGATTGACCAGTGCGCTGGCTAATCCTCACGATACCGTGGAAGATCTTGAAAGGGTATACAGACAATGAAAAAGGAACAGATGATCCAATTCGGCGTATCGTCCTTGGCAGGGACGAATAAAGCCGGTACGTTGAAGCAGGATGAACAGGGCTATGTGGATGGCCTATGTCTGGGTGCTGTATGCAGCGTCAATACGCGTGGTGAGGTCTACGACGTGGATGATCTGGTACTCAGTCTCTTCGCTGATGGGTCACGCTTCATGACTCAGGTGAAAGATGGTCGTGCTAACGGTGAGAACGGCCACCCTGAGATGCTGCCAGGTGAAGATGAGGAATCGTTCGTTCATCGCTTCATGAAGATCAATGAGCCTCGCGTATGTGCTCACCATGCCAAGATCTATTTGGCCAGTAAGCCGGTAGCTGGCAACGGTGGTCCTAACGTCCTGCCGATCTATGGTAAGACTGCTCCTGCAGGTGAACTGGGGTATGTCCTGCAAGGTGCCATGGACAGACCTGAAGAGAACATTTGCTTCAGTGTACGGGGTGCTACGATCAATGATCCGCGTAACGGTATCACGTATCGCTATCTGCGCGACATCGTCGCATTCGACAAGGTGAACGATAGCGGTATCCCTGATGCTGTGAAATGGAAGTCCATCGCTCTGGAGAATGATCGTGGTCTGGCTGACCTCAGTGCGTTTGATCCGTACATCTTGGAGAAGACGGTCAATGAGGTCGCCAACATGCACCATCGTTTGAGCCTCAGCCACATGGCTACCGAGTCCAGTCTCTTGAGCATCGGTGACTTGCTCAAGATTTGCGGATACCAGCATAACCCAGATATGAACAGTGCACGTGGATGGCGCGGCTGGGTCAACGACAGTGTGAAGGCCAGTCGCTTTAAGTGACTACTCCCCACGCAGATCTACTGAGTATACTCAGTTAATGATAATGCAACAGCATATCACCATACTGAGCAAACCTCCTGCTCATTTAACCGCAGTATAACCAAGGAAAGAATCATGGCAAAAGACAAAGCCAGTAACACCGTCAGTGCATTCATCAGCGCAGCCACCCTGCCCGACGATGCCGCAGCCGTCGTCACCGCTGCAGTGCAAGTCCTGAACCCAGCCAGCTGGGAAGTCAAGGATGGCAATGCCGTAATCGACACCCAAGTGAATGCCATGTGGGACGGCATGGTCAAAGCTGTGGGCATCAGCTCTGAACAAGCCCATGCGGCCATCCTGGGCACCGTGGTCATGGCACCGTATGCCATGATGTCGGCAGCTGCTGAACGTGCGATGCAGGACCATCTGAATGCTCTGGCAGCTGGCGGCGATGCGAACGCTTCGACCTCGGTACGTGCCGAAGGCGGTGTCACCGGTGGCAATATCAAGTTCACCGGAAACGCACATGTCGGCCAACAGCACGCCAGCTGCAGCGGTGGTGCTCAGATCCGTCACGCCTCCCAGCAACCGATGGTGACGGCAGCGCAGAAACGCCTGCAGGATCACCTGAATGCCCAGACCAAGCTCCCGTCGTCTGGTGGCGAAGCGTAACCAGTCACCTGGCCTCTGACCACCTGCCCGTGAGGGCAGGTGGTCCTCATTACTGCATAAACGGCAGACATATGTTCTGCACGACAAACCCACATGGAGAGAATGATGACTGAAGAGAATACGAACTTGAATGACCAAGGGCAAGCTGAAGCCATCGTTGATCAGCTGCTGCGGGAGATCGATCTCCTCACCGAGAAGTCTCCGCTGGAGATGGCTCGTGAGTGTGCCGAGATTCCATTGCCCACCATCTCCCACTATGAAGTGATGGGTGAGAATCCTGAGCAACTGGATGCCAGTGAAGAACTCGAGGAGGAAGAAGGACAATCTCCCTTTGCTCCCAGGGATAGTGATCGCTGGCGTGGTATCGAACATCAGCGCAGGACATCAGGCATCTGGGTGTATGAGCCCAATGGATATCCTTCGCTGTACAACAACGAGTTCCTGGCGAAGGCCGGCACCGAACGTTTCTTTGATCCTCGCTTTTTGATGCCCAAGCAGCCTCGGCTGGAATGGCTGGTCAATCCGAAGAACTGGAGCGTACTGAGCACCAACGATGATGTGGCGTCTGTGGTGGCTACTGAAGGTGCATGCGAGTGGTTCAGCGCATGCCTGGCATCGGTAGGCGGCTTCTTTGTCGTACTGCATCCTGAAGCAGATGACGAGAGCTGGGAGTCGCTCATTGTGGTGCCTACCACAGTCGGTGATGCATCTGCTCGTATGGTGGCTCGCCTCAAGGCGGGTGATGGCTACAACACTGTGCTGCAATACATCTTTGAAGGTGATCCTGGTGCCAGAGTAGGTGAAGGTCCAGTGCACACCTACATGTTGAACCACCTGGCACGGATGCTAACCACCACCAACCCAGCGATCAAGCAAGCACTGTCGACCGAGAGGCTGGTCAGTACACTGCGTGAAGGGTTGAATGATCCGGCACTGCGGGTATATGCCAACATCCCGTCGTTCTTCACGGCGATGTTCTTGACCAGTTCTGCTGATCAGCATCGTGCTGATTCCACCTACAACAGTAACGGGTGGACTACTCGGGTGTCATCACGCGTCGGCGTGCTCAACCGGGCCATCACCCACTACAACATGGTCATGGCCATGGAAGTGGAAGAGGACTTGGAAATCTACTCGCGTGAGTGGGCTGCACGCGCTATGATGCTCTCCATGCGTCAGCGTATCATGACCATGCCTGACGTGCGCAATGCACGTAAGCAAATGCATCGTTGATTGATCCACTACCGGCCCCTAGGGGCCGGTAGTGGACAGTACATTACGCGATAGCGAAGGCGTTATTTTTTCTCACGTCTTCGATGTTCGGCAGGAAGCCGCGCATAGCTGCCAACACATCAGCATCGATGTCATCGACATACAGGTCTTCCACCCAAGCCTTGCGCAGTGCTGGGTTTGCACCAGCCAAGTTCATGCGATCCAGATAGCGCTGGCAGTATTCATCGATACCAGGGCCATAGGCAGCCAGGCCACCGAAGTCGTGACTATATTGGCGAGTCTGCATAGCAGCTTCCAGTTCACGACTCGCAGTGATGCCGGAGAAGCCATCTTTCGGGCACATGTTGGTCACAATCCACGATTGCTTCACATACTGATGCAAAGGATCAGGAATGATGAAGCCCATGGTGAAGGTCCACATGTCTGCCAACCAGTGAGCAGGTCTGCGAGACAGTGTAGCGACGCCAGGCACCTTCGATTCTTCGTTGGCCATCAGCATCTGGATGTAGTATTCCCAGAAGCGACGAATCGGTGCACCTTCCTTGTCATCCACCGTAGCTTTCCACGATGTTTGATCGCGGGTGACGTTGGTGAAGACATGCAGTTTCTGACCACCACCACCCCACGGGATGTCAGCGTTCTCGATCTGCAGACCGGCTTCAAAGCCTTCGATCTTTCTCGGATGCAGCTCCATGATCGCACGCAGCTGAGTGACCAACTGCATGGGGTTCGTAGTCAGGTACTCAAACCCTGCAGGTGCATCGATCAGGAACGGAATACCGTGCTGGATCCGTTCTTGTACTGCACTGACCCACTCGCGGTATTCCGGAGCGTAGCCGTTGACACCGCCGTATTGCGGGTCAGTCAGGGTACCTTCTCTGGAGTAGTAAGCGTTAAAGCCTACACCCTTGGGCAGGATCCCTTCTGCCAGACGTTGCTTGTTCATGTGTTACACTCCAGTCGTGAAGTTGGTGCCATCAGCGATGGCTTGTTCCAGTTGCTCGTACTGCCATGCTTGCAAGGCAAACGACTGCACGGTACGCAGGTTGCTACCGCCAATTTGCACCAGCAGTGTCCAGCTGTAACCACGCGCCAAGTCAGCAGAGGTGAACTTGACTTGACGTTGGATGAGGAAGAGATCAGCGAACTTGCGGGTCTCCACCACCAGCTCATCGAAGCGCTTCTCGATGCGCTGTTGCAGCTGCAACTGGGTGAACGTGGTATTACCCCGGAATTCACGCCACAGGCGATGGCCGATCATGAAGAGCGCGGTAGCACCCTTAACGACCCAGTAGTTGTTCAGCACTGAGGAATCATTCGGATAGACCGTTTGATTCGGACCCATCTGCTTGGTGTACATGTCCAGATCCAGCGGATAGATCACACCACGGTTCCAGTTGATCAGCTGTTGTCTCGGTGGGATGTAATCCACGTTGAGTTCAGCGAACTGGGTGATCACGTTCTTAGCGTAGACATCTGGAATCAGTTCAGTCTTCCAAACACCACTGGACGCTGCCAGTACGTTGCAGTTGAACTTGAGTGCTTCAAACAGCAACGGCAGATCAGGTTGGTAGGACGTACCCAGGAACGGACCACTGCGTGCAAAGATCTGAGCACGGCAGCACTGAGTCGCATGGTAGGTCGACTCAGGATAGGACAGTGCTCTCGTGTAGAGATACAGGCCCAGAGACGATTCTTCCGATGCAGTCAGCGGTTTGGCATTGACTGTATGGGTGGACAGATAGACGTTCAGCTGCTGACGCCCTGCCAGACAATCGATCACGGCGTTCTTACCATCCAGCGAGTAGCCGGTGTCGTAGATGTCCATGATCGGGTAGCGTGCCAAGTTAGAAGTGATTTCTTCCTCGGTGTTGGTGAACCGCTTCATCTGCTGAATGGCCAGTGCTTCATGAGTCGCATCAGTCATCGTGCCATTGAACGCACCGCTAGCGAAGACGTAATTACCTTCGTTCAGCGAGATGGCATTCGCGTATGGCGTGATGTCGACCATGTGCAGCGCCTTGTACGGAGCTCCAGTGGTCGTGGTAGCCGACAGGAAGTTGATCACGTACTTCTCAGTGTCCGGATCAGCGAACTCATCGATGTCGGTGAATTCAGGATGAGCTGCTTTCTCCAGATCGAACAGCGTACGCAGGAACGTATCGATGTTGTTCTGGTAGAGCTTGATGCGGCCGAACGGACCGTAGATCGCTGTCTGGCCATTTGCAGCTGGCTGAGACCATGCGCCTTTGAAGACACGTTCGAGGTACATCTCCTTGTTGAGCGCACGATAGATACTGTTGGGCTTCACATTGAAGTCCAGCGTGTACTCACCGCTGATACGCATCACCTTCTGCGGTGTCGACAGTGCGTTGACACGCTCCATCAGAGACATCTTGAACGGATAGCAGCGGGTCGCTTCAAAGAGCGCGGTATCCAGCGGTTCAGGTGTACGGGTCGTAGGCGCATAGATCTGCGTACCTTTGTTGTTACCGTACTCGCCATACCAGGTGACTTCCTGGTCAAACCAGGGGATGGCAGTAGCACCTACACCGAGGATGGAGTTGTTATTAATGTTGGCTTGACCAAAGCTACCAACACCTGCAGTCTCAGTGATTGCTTCAGTGGTGATCATCAGCTGAGCACCACTGATGGTCAGGTTGCCATTTTGGATCGGTTGACCCAGCGGAGTCGTCTGCCATGAGCCATCGTCGTTGGTCAGGTAGACAGGCACCTGCGTGGGCTTGATATGGAGCCACCAGCGGATGGTTGCTTTCGGACCACCATCAGCAGGCCAGAGCCTGGATAGAAAGTGAGCGTTAGCACCTTGCATGGTGATGTTGGATGCCACCGTTTGGTGGGTCACATATTTGCCCAACTCGTCGAAAGAGTTGGAACCGAACACGTTGATACGTGTGGCTGCATCCGGCACCCATACTGCCGGGATATCGGTAGCGATAGGGCCTTGTTCCATCCAGCAATAGAAAATCGGGCAGTGGTCGGGAGATGGCGCCATCTCCCGATATAGTGGCTGCTCCCCGATTGCCTGGATGCCATTGTAATACATCTCCGGCATAGCCGAAGTGATCTGATCCGTCCGTGGCATATATTTACTCCCGTGTTATTCGGTAAACCAGTGCGACAAACTATTAAATCGTGATGTATATTCACCTACTGGGAGTTATTATGCCAATTATCAAAGACCCGTATCAAACATTCATGGGACAACAACTCGATCAAGGACTGATCGGGAATATCCGTGATTCTCTCACCCGCTATATGGCCTCTCGTAATGAGGATATTGGTGGTAATTACGCCAACGATACTGGTGGTGAAATCTCCCACTATCTCAGTCGTGAAAACCGTGATGTCTACGGCATCGATATGCGTGATTGGAAACTCACTGATACACCGTTCTTTGCTCACCCAATGGTGATTCAAGATAAAACACCGATGAAAGAAAATAGCGTCGGTGGGTATGATAACTTCAAGATCGTCGCTGATATGCGAGCCGTGATCGATAAAGACCGCACAGGTAAACTGAAGATTATCAATAACGCCGCGTATATTACCCTGGCTGCTCGCGCGGTGATTACTCAGTGGTGGCTCGCTCATGGTACGATTGGTCCACTGCGCAGTATGCCGGTGGCACTGCCCATCTTTACTGATGTGATCGGCGATATGTTGGGATCCATCAAGATGGAACTGGACGATGCACAGCGCTTGCGCGTATGGGCAGGTATCTGGTACTACATGGCACATCTGGAGAAGTCTCTGACTGATCTGAAGCCGGATGAGAAGTTCAACATCATCAAGACGCTGGTGCGCGATATGCGTGTGAGTGCCGAGTATGTGGAACAGGTGCTCGAAGCCGCAATTTCTGGTTATGATGACAAAACCATGAAGCTGGAACGTACTGAGATCGGTACAGTCAAGCACTGGTTCAAGTTAGCACCGATTGCATGTGAGTCTGTGCGTCTGGAAGGCGCTATGAAGGACATCGGTGCATTCTTCGGTATGATCGGTCGAGCTTACATGGATCCGCTCAAAGTGGAGACCATGGGGATTGCCTTTGATCACCCACCTACGTTCTTGGCATTGGTCTATTCTGCTGCTAACGACTATACGCCTAAGTCCAGTGAGCTGTCCAAGACAGTACACCGTCCTATCTACCGCGATGGCGTAGAACAACTCACTCGTGGCATCACAAGGAAGCTGCAATGAACCCATTGATTGCCTATGCACTGAAGAACATCTGGTGCAATCCGGCTCAGGACTATCAGCCGATTGTTAAGCCAGCCAGATGCACTCAACCGTATGGGGTGGTGAGGACGTTTTCACTACGTAGTCAGAAGTACGCGACCCCTACGCGTACTGGCACGTACCATGTCTTTACCTACGGTGCGATGCATCCGTATCTGCAGTTGAACATCCCCATCGATCGTAACCTCTGGCATCCCGTCACTGAGCTGATGACTCAGTTGGGCTTCAGCTTTGAGATGTACACTGAAGAGGGGTATATGCTCCCTCTGCAGGACATGTGGATGGCACACGTGAAGCGTGGTCTCTTCATGATCGCTGTGGCTGCCAGATCACATCCTGGGTATAACCTCGGTACCAGTACGTTCTACATGCGTACGTATATGAACGCCTGGTTTCAGGTGACTGACACACCGAACCCACTGATCACTGTCTGGCATAAGACCATTCGACGTAAGGTAGATGCTGTCGAAGTGCTGAACTACATCGACAGTGTACGTGACCGTCCTGGCTACACCTGGCTCGTGGTCGATGGCTACTACTACGACGTTGATCGTTGGGATGCCTTCAGTGCACCTATCGGTACTTGGGTCGAAGTCATACACGACGTCTCTGTAAAGCGTGTGCAGTACTTCGATCTGGATCTACCGATTCCGTTCATGAGTACGTTGGATGAAACGCAGAAGTATCTGCTGCATTATCCTGAGGTGACAGACACCATCGACTTCTACGATGACGTCACCTTTATCGTGCAGTATGACAAAGGTCCAGGGGTCTATTACCACCGTAATGATCCCAGTGCAGTGAGAATGATCACGCATAAGGACTACAGTCTGGATGTCAGTAAGGTGGCTGAATACCGCAGAGATCAACCAGCCTGGGTGGATGACAACAAGATGGGTATCGTGGCGATCATTCGCCACAGTGGGACGAATCGTCCATTGGCGTATGAGCATCACCGTATCCATGAGCTCTATAAGCTCCCTGCAGATCGCATCAGTCGTGCGATGGTGGGGATTGATTCCACCATCACTGAGTGGCAGGCTGCTGTACTGGAGCAATCTGAGTACACTGAGATCATGCGTCATCAGAACGCCTGTCTGACACTGCAAACTGTACAGGATGCATTGGGCTATAATGCCATCAGTCGTATCCTGGCAGATACGCCCAAGCGTGTGCTGGATGATAGTATTCCGCGTAACGTGGAGATGGAGTATCTGCACGTGGATAAAGCGGTGGTGTTTGAATATGACGCTGACGGTAAGTTGTTGGAGTACCATGACAACGATGCTACGTTGAACTACTATACGCGTAATGAGAATACCGCTACGGTAGAATGCTGGGTAGGCTCATCCGGGAATAACCCGGATGAGTGGTATGGTGTCGATGTGGTGATCCCAGAGGGGGCTGACTATCGGTGCTATACGGCAGACATGGTAGCTGGATCCATCATCCCTGGTACGTGGGTAGATGTGACTGGTACGGATGCCTACACGGTAGAGACAACGCCTGTCCGTAAGGTCGTCTGGGATCTGCCAGGGGATAAGCTCTCACTGGTGAGACTGGACACCACAATCATGATCACCGAGTACGATCTGACAATGCTCGATGGTGTGCTAGATTTCAACGTAGAGGGCGTCTTTTCCATTTTGGGTGATAATGTACACAGACGCGCTCAGACCGTGCCTATGGGGCACTATGAGCTCTATTTGAACCGTCATATCCTCATCCCTGGACTGGATTACATCATTCAGTTTCCAAAAGTGGTCGTAGTGAACAAAGACTACCTGGATTATGAGTCCGATACGCAGCACATCACCCTCGTGGGCGCTAACTTCTGCAACCCAGATTTCACTGAACGTGTGAAGCGCGATAGTGGCTTTGTCGTGGATGGCATGCTCTCCACTAACGGTCACTTTAACATCCGGGATGATATCGTCACTCGCTTTAGTTTGGGTGGTAGTCTCATCCACCGTGATACGCTGAACTTCGCTGAGCACGATACCAGTGTGGTGATGTTGCCGGGAGTGAATGGTCAGCCATTCATGGCGACTGAGATTCTGGTGCCTATGCGTACTGCGATCATCGGTGATGCGATGGACATGCGTGATGTCTCTCGTGATCTGGATAAGCGTATTGAAGCGTATATGACGAATATGCTACCAGAGCGAGGAGATGGGTTTTATCCCATCTCTCAGTACTATCCGCTCTACAGTCCAGTGAGTACCGCGATCATGGTCGCTGTGCGTACAGGTGCTATCCCTGAAGAGGAAGTGCATAAGCCACTGGTGGATCAGCGTATCCTCATGTTGGTTGAACCGTATGTGGCACAGTGGTGGGCATTTGATCCTGCTAACCCTGCATTGGGTCTGGATGATCGATTTGTCATTGTGCATCCTCACCAGTACATGCATACCGTGCATCTGAAGTATTACGAATACATGTTTGTCAAACGTGCTGTGGATCTGGTGACTAATGGTAAAGTCGTCTTCAGCCACTTCATCCAAATGGAAGATTAATCATGGCGAATCAAGTTGCGTCACCGGTAGATGGTGTCGTCGTAGTACAAGATCCCGATCAGCGTATGACGTGGTGGGCAATGGACCAATTGTACCTAGGTGCTGAAGGGCGTAACAAGTACGTCGGTAAGGTCGGTGACTATGTCATTGACCGTAGTATCCCCTGGCAGCCGAAGGTGTACGTCATCACCGCGATTAGCAAGCTGCTCATCGCCACGTTCAGACTGGTGTCGTTCTACGCAAATAGCGAAGAGAACGAACTCACCAGCTTTGTCGGTGTGGGTCCAGGTCAGATCAACAACAACACCCGGATCTACATCAACAAGGAGACCATGCCGTATACATGTAAGATCGATACGCGTATGGCTGTACCGGGTACCATGAACAACTATGCCCGTATCTATCGCGGGAGTGTGACTGCTGGCAATATGGAAGTCATCAGTCGCATGTACGATCAGTCTGGTAACTTCATTGGTGATACCGTCCCATTGGAACCTGCCGATGATCCACGCTATGGTAATACCACCCTGCGTACGGTGGCTGCATTTAAGACGCTGGCAGATATTCCAGACAATGAACTGTTGACCGTGGTAATCTTCTCTGATGAAGCCACTACGACGTATATCCAGCCGATGCATGCAATGAACACTGCATGGCTATGTACGCCCGATCTGAGTAAGCGCTACATCAAGGAAATCACGCTGGTCAGTCCATTCATCAACCCCAATCGTCCAAACCGTTTGGAGTACCCGCTCAATACGCCACTGAACGCACTGAACCTCCTATGCCGTGTGGAATACACCGATGGCTATGCTGAAGTGCCTATCGATGGGACTAAGGCGTATATGAGCGGTATGGACGGTTTCGTCGCTACGATCGTTGGTCAGGAGATCCCTGACCTGACACTACACTATCGTCCGAGTGCAAACGAGTACAACTACACGCAGCGTGCAACGTCAGGACCGCATATCAGTCGTCGCTGCTATGCTGTCGTCGTGGATAAGGATGATAGCATCAACGTGAAGATCTTCCTCACGTTTGAGTGGCGTGGCGTGGATGGCTATCGCATCCGCTACTGGTTGTACCACATGACGCGTCAGCGCTACTGGGATATCACTGATAAGGTCATGCCAGGCGATGGTAGCATGTCGTATAACCCACTGGCATTTGGCGTATTGCAACGTTTGGTACTGACTGTGCAGTTGGATAAAGTCGATGGTCTCTTCAGGGAGTATCGCTTTGTCCAGATCGTGGATGTGGTGGTGAATCAAACGACCCATCAGTCTCCGTGGCTGGTGCACTATGAAGTCGGTCAGAACGAACCCTCTGGCTCTGGTCTCTATTGCGAGTACCGCTACGTACAGGCCGGCTACAGTGAGGCCAAACTCAACATGCATTGCCGTAACGTAGACGAATGGTTGAATCGCCTCTACTATAACACACGTCCGTTGGTGGATCGTCTGACTGAGGGGATGCCTCCTCGTCCTACCATGTTTGAAGTACAGATCGGTGCAGACACTGTCCAGTACAATGTGGACAGTGATTGGGACAAACTGATGTTGATTGGCAGATCTCTGACCAACTACAACACCATGCTGATCCGCTTCTATACACCGACTGTGGACAATGAAATCCAACTGGGTATCGTCAGTGTACTCATGAAGGATTCTGGTACTCTGCCGTTCTACGGTGAATTCGGGATCTGATCTATGCAGCTCGTTCTCTTCAAGGACGATATCTATCAGTTTCCAGATGCAACATGGCATATCGAGACGAAGAACGTCTCGTTTATCAAGTATGCCGTGATGCTGGAGAAGATGGGTATCCGTAACAGTGCATTCTGCTTAACCCTACTCGATCGTCGGTTGGTGGAGGTGGATCCATTCAATCCTCGCAATCAAGACGAGATGGACTGGGTCACAGCAGAGTGCGCTAGAAACGTCTGGTATATCCTCAGGGAGATTCTACGCACCCCTGAGGGTGCTGAACCAATCAACGCCAATCGCGGTATCATCTCGTTCTGTTGGCTGTTCTTTGCAGGTGTGAGTATCATCCACACCCAACCACGTCAAACGGGTAAGTCGCTGATCATGAATATCATCAAGTTGATCTTGGCGAACTTCTACTACGACAGTACCACGATTAACGTGCTGACACTGAATGACAACCTGAGGGATGAGACTGCGACTAAGTTAAAGCGCATGTTGGCTAACATCCCTCAGTATCTGAACCAGCGTACCAAGTACGACACAGATGCCAGTGAGTCAATCAAGATTGCCAGTAAGAAGACTGTCGTACGCTACTGGCTACCACGTAGTGATGAGCCTAACGCACGTAACGTGTGTCGTGGTAGCTCAGGTGGGAGTATCTTCGCTGATGAACCGCCATTCCAACCGAACTTTCACATCAGCTGGCCTGCTGCACAGAACTCATGTAACGCTGAGTTTGAACGTCTGACTAAAGCCGGTCTGCCGACCGGTGAGGCCATCCTCACTACTGCAGGTGTCACTACCACCAAACCCGGTGCGTTTGTGTTTGAACTCATTGAGAAGTCAGCGACGTTCCATGAGGGCTTATACGACTGTAAAGACCGGGAAGAACTGCATGAGGTGATCAGACGTGCTGGACGTGGCGTATTGCGTGTCTACGCTGAATATAACGCACTCCAGCTAGGTGTATCCAAGGAGAAGCTGCGTGAGTCTGTGCGTAAGAACACAGGGGATACGCATCAGGTCTCTATGGAGCTCTTTAACAGTTGGCAAACAGGGGATGGCATGTGTCCACTGAGTGCGACTGATCTGGCTCGTATGACTGCATCAGCTAAGGAGCCATGCTTTGTAGAGATCGATGAGCAGTCTAAGTTCATGTTCAACTGGTATATCCCTGAGGATAAGTTGGAGATGTATCTGCAGAATGCCTCGATCGTACTCACGTTGGATATGTCTGAAGCGACATTTGGTGATGACATCTCTGTCACTGCGGTGGATGTCTCTACACTGGAGGTCATCGGTGCAGGTACAATCAACGTCGTGAACACCTTCGTACTGACACTTTGGTTTGCTAAGTTCTTCATTCGTATGCCAAAGATGGTCAGTGTCATTGAAGCGAAGTCACTCGGTGTCTCCGTCATTCACTTTCTTTTGGAGTATCTGCCATCGATTGGGATTGATCCTTTCTCCCGGATCTTTAACTGGGTGATCAATAACAAGAACAGGACTGCGTCTGATGCGGTGAAGTTCCGTGAGGCTATCCGTAACCGTGGGAGTGCTCAGCAGTTACGTGAGTGGCAAGGTGAGTTCGGGTATAAGACCACTGGTGGGACAGGTGACAACTCACGCCATATGCTCTATAACGTCACACTGCGTGATTTCGTACCGTTAGCTGCCGATGGTATGAACAACGTGAAGCTGGTGACACAGACGACTCGTCTGGAGAGTGTGAGTGGTAGAATCGACCATCGTAAGGGTGAACATGACGATGCGGTGATCGGTTGGCTACTCGCAGGGTGGTTTATCCTGCATGCTCGTAATAAGGACTACTACGCGATCGATAACGATATGATCCTACGTAGTGTCAGAGAGCGTGAGATGGCGAACATGGATCACGCCTCTATGGCGATTCATAGTCAGAACGCTAAGTACATTGAACTCATCGAAAAGAAGTTAGAAGAGCTCAAGGTCTGTCAGGATGACTACACCTCCAGAGCGATCGAAGACAACATCCGCTATCTGGAGTCACAGCTCAATAACACGCTAGAGGGTAGTAAACCCCTCAATGTGGATGATCTGTTGAGTAAGGCTAAGCAGGAAGCTGATACGCTCAATAGCTACAGCTACACTGATAACATCAACCGTAGGGGTGGCTATAACCCCTATAACAACTTCTTCTGAAAAGGAGTGTACTATGGCGGTATACACCAGTATCTCTGAATCTATCCGTAACGCCACTGAGGAGACGGATACGGCCAACATGCTCGACACGACAGCCATCGTGGGCCCACTGGCACCCGCGTTCAGTGCAGCACTCAACGAGGTCTTCTCCAAGATGCCCTCTACGGTGGACGGCAGTACCGCTACTGATCTCGTGACTGAGTCTCAGCAGATCAGTAGTGTGCAAGCTCGTAAGCTCGTGGACAGCATCCCACGCGAGTTTGGCAAGAGTGCACCAGTAGGTGGGTTGAACACCACGATCTACGCAGTGCGTCGTGGTGGCATCACACCGAATGACGTCACCAACATCGGTGATCGTCTGTGCAATATTGCCAGATCACCGTACTACAGTGCCGACGTTAACCGTGCACCCATGGTGGTGGTGCTGGACGTTAACACCAGTGGTGAAGTCACCCGCTATACCAACGAGGTCAATGAAGGACTGGCACTGGCAGTGGAGTCCATGTGCGCTGCGTTCAACATCCCTGTGGTGGGATCACTGCCTGCTGCACTGAAGGCAATGAGAAGGAAGTGAGATGAGCACACATATTCGTGATATCCTGAACGAAGAAGGTGCGAGTGTCAGCTTTGATACTCGGTTAGCCAATGCGTTGGAAGACTACTATACCAAGTTCGTAACCAGGAATGGCGACTATGCTGAGTTCTTCGGTGGGCACCTCACCGGTGCCCACCGGATCTCATTCCTAGACGCTGATGAACGTAAGTGGTGGGATCTACTGGGGATGGATAAGAATGCCATCTACGGGCGCTTTGAGGAGGCTATGCAGGCGTATGGCCACCGTATCCCTCCTGAGACCCCTCCAGTGCTCCTAGACTGGAAGATCAGTACCGATCCCATGAACCAGACCAGTACCTGGCTCATGCATCGCTTTTACACTGAGAAGAACCTGAAGGATGAGTATCGCGTAAAGGGGATGATGTACGCCTACCTCATCATGCAGGTGCGTATGCTCACCAGTAAGATCCGTGTGCATTGGGTGAATCCATGCCGTAAGGATACCGCTGAGGCTGTCTATACTGCGATGTCTAAGCAGTGGTTGATTAAGCGTTGGAAAGACTGGGGGAGTGTACTCAGACAGCGTGCTATGACCAGTGTGACTACGGTGGATGGTAAGCGTCCTAATTTCGCTGATGTCATTGAGAAGATGGACGATGATGTCCGTATTGTGAAGTTTCTCAATGACTGCAAGAGCTTCATCTCTGGACTCATTGAGAACATCTACGATCACCACTTGAAAGTGGTCGCTAAGGGAGCGTACAACATCATCACGTTGGGCTCTATCGTGGATAAGGGAGGTGACGATGGTGGCACTAAACTCAGAGAACGCGTCAGTGCTCTGGAGATGTACACCAACTACCTGTTAAGCATCATTGGGGATAAGAACTCCTTCATCAAGGAGATGCTGATGTCCATCATCCTCAAAGAGGTCCGTAGATGCACTCCACGCTTGCTTAGAACGTCTCTTGAGCATATTTCGAGTAACTGGATGTCCAAGGACGTTCAAGGGGCTGTACAGACGTTATTGACGCATGGCTACGAATACATGTCAGACAGTAAGGGAGCGATTGATCGACGCTTAACTGTCGCTGCCACACTGACTCGACTGAAAGGTGTCTACAATGCGTCTAAGGCTAATTCAGAGCTCATTGAGCTACGTGAAATGTTTAACAAGCTGGTGACTGAGAGTACGCATCTGACTAACCCAGCGGATAAGGCAGCAGTGCGTACAGCAACGATGCTGTACATCATGGCTCGTACATTGGTGAAGGATACGATGACGTGACATAGGGTGGCCGTGAGGCCACCCTATGTCACTCTGCTCTGATCTCATTGACGGACATTCTATCAGCACTGATATCTCCCAAATCCACATCAGTGAGGAGTGTGACGAGCAGATAGTTACGCTCGAGCTTATGTGCACGATGGATGACATTACGGCAGATTTCATCGTCTGCATAGTGGTCCCAACACCAATCTAGCATTTCCTGTACATTAGCACACCGGGATACCAGTTTAAAAATGCCCGCTAGGTGGTCTAATTTCGATTCTAAGGGCTCTTTTATCAAAACGGGTGTGATACCATCACCCATGTCCCCAAACAGGGCTAGAAACAAAGGAAAACGATTTGGCTCAAATCCGTAGTAGTTAACAAACGTGGGATATGTGTAGTGCCACTTCTTCTCTCTGACGAAGAGTTGACATGTCGGACTCACTAGCTGACGAAAGTCCTTATCACTGCTATCGACGATTGTGTCGATATTGTACCCAAACCATCGCTCTCGATTGGCAATGACGGTTGCGATCACATCATCCGCTTCTACACCTTTGACAGCTAGATTACAGATACCCATCTCACCTAACACGGTACGAAAGAACGTAATAAACATCTCTCGTTCTTTGTTAGGCTTTCTGTTACGCTTATATGCTGGATAGATCGCTGTACGGTAGTCTGAGCGTGAGATGTCGTATGCACAGACGACATGAGATGCGTGGTGCCTACGGATGACCTTAATGATCCTCTCACGGATGATCTCTTCTACCATGCTTATGTCAGTGATGGATGTCTCTTTACACAGATCGTAGTAGAGACGACTGGCGTATAGGTTAGCGTCGATAATGAGTAGTCTGTCAGTCATGTGCTGTTCGCTCGATATATGTGACACATTCTCGATGTAGGAGTCGATCAAGACGTCCTTCTAGGATAGCGTGTCTGGTGTTTAGAAACTCCGCGACGGTAGTCACAGATACAGATGTTTTGAATCTGCGACGTAGTCTGTGGTACTCGCTACGACTTAGTCGATGACGTCGAGTGAACATGGCGAACAATACTGCTACATATGGGGTCAATTTATCCACTCCTTTGAACACAGAATAGTCACATATCACCTACATGATGTCCACATACATTGGGAGTTACATATGAGCTTTTTCGTAAGCAGTAGACCGAATCGTGCATCTGTTATGGTACGCAGTCAGCGTGACATGCTGATGGCTATGAATAACCGCACTGGTATGTTTAGTATGCGTGCTCAGTTAGCCGCGTGGTACTACATCCAGGAAGATGTGAAGGACGTACCTGAGTTTGTCCGTTACATCTACGCCTATGCCCGTAAGTGCATCGAGAACAACACGGGGATGAAGGCGACAGATCTCGCTTACGGGAGTGTGCATCTATTTCGCAAGAAGTCAGGTGCAGTGGTACAGCATGGCAGACCCCATCGCGTAAACGTAGGCAGTATCGCTACTGCCATCCGCAATAAGGCTGAGGCAGGCAACCAGCGGTGTATCGGTTACATCAACGATATTAACGCCTGGTATGATGAGTTCACCAAATAACGCATGATGGCGTATGGAGTACGGGGCGATATGCCCCATACTCAGAAAGGAATGTATGCTAGAGAAGTTAAGAAAAGACGTGAAAGCCATGGATGAATCCTTCGTTGGTCAGCATGAGCTCAAGCGTGCGCTGGTATCTACAATGCATATTCACATGGACCTCGCACGTAAGCGTACGCCGAACATGCTGATCTGCGGTCCTAGTGGCAGTGGTAAGACAGCGATGGCAACATGGATCGCTGAGTACAGTGATTGTCCGGTAATCACAGTGCCTATCACCACCTACAGTCAGATCGGGTATAAGGGCACCGATGTCACTGAGATCTGGAGTCAGATGACAGCGAAGTCACTCGAAGTGCTGAAGTCCTGGTTAGACGAGTGTATCCCCGTCTTCAAGAAGTTTGTAAAGGGGATTGTAGATCCGAACACACCTCTGCCTGCGGTGCGTAGTATCCTACAATACTCATCGAATGCCATCCATACGGTCAATCATAACCTACTGGAGCATCCAACCCTCGTACCGTTCAAGAACATCGAACTGGATATGAAGGTGTTTCAGTACGACTGGCATGAACGCAGTGACGAGGATAAAGCAGCGGTCGCTACCGCTGTCCGTAAATTGGCCAAGGATGATAAGGCGGAGTACCGTGTGGAGTACCTGTGCCTGGTATGCGCTATCGGGAACTATGTCGCATATGCCGACACACTGGTAACACATCTCGAACTCACGCTCAGATGTATCATGGAGCAGTCCATCGTCATCATCGATGAGATCGATAAGATCACCGTCACTGATGGTGATAATGACAATGTCGGTCGTGCAGGCGTGCAGCGTGATCTGCTGCAGATCGTCGGTGGAAGTGTCATTAGGATCACAGTGCCAGCTAAGGATCTGGCGTTCATCAATGACTACCTGACGGAGATCTATAAGTTCACCAAGCCTACTGCGGCTAAGGTCACTAAAACCAAAGGGGGTAAGAAGACAGTCATCACGACTGTGACTGAAGAAGTACCTGACACATCTAAGGCGAAGTACCGTGTACCTGCTAGTAGTGGTAAGTTCATCGATATCCCTACCGGCTTCTCTTTATTTGGTGATATGTCCGCTAGGTCATCTAAGAAGGAGTACACCATCACCGTGAATACCGCATGCGTCTGGTTCATTGGGTGCGGTGCGTTCATGCTCAGTAAGCTGGATGGTCTGATCGATGAGCTACGTGGTCGCTTTAGCATCATTACCAAGACCACTGCATTGACACGTGAGGAGATCATGCATCTGACTACGACGCAGACATTGGCGGAGGTCAATCACGATATCCAGTCACTGGGTGTCACCGTGGCGTTTGGTGAGGGTGGCTTGGATGCCTTCACCACGGCGGTGTTTGCACTTAACGTACGTGAGCCATTGGGAGCACGGCGACTGCCTGGCTTCATGTTTCAGATTGTCACTGACGAGATCATGGACGTGGAAGGTACCGAACTGCTGATTACCCCTGAGCTGGTAGACAGGGCAATGCAGCGGGTAGAGAGGGCGAACGATACGCGCGTGATCGGGTTCAAGTAAAAAGACGACTCTGCCCGTGAGGGCAGAGTCGCAGAGGAGAGAGGAGATAGCATGGTACACCGTTGAGCCAACCCATGTATATCCATAACGGTGTGCAACTGGATATAGCACTTAAAAATTCAGACCACAGTACAGCATCCGTGCAATGCACATGCCGTCACTGTACGTGGCCATAACTCCGATTATCCAACCCCTTGGGTATCGGAGTACCGATGATGATCAGTGCACAGGACACACAACAGTGAGTACACTGATCATCATCAGTAGAAGAAGGTGTTCAGAGGGATAGCCTGTATGTGGACAGTGCTTAGGGGATGGCAGCCTAAAGCTGTGAGCCAGCATGGCGCTCATCAGGTGCGTCGACTAGGCAGTCTCTCTGAACACATTATAGAGAAGTCAGTTACTTAGCTAACTTCTCCAGTCCTTCGTACGTCTTCAGTGCGAGGTCGCACCATGCCAGTCTCGCTGCTGCTGTACGGGTGTCTCCTACGATGCGCTTAGAGAGCTCGGTGATACGCCAGTCATCTGCGTACGTATTCAGCTTGTTAGTCGTCCAGTAGTCAGCTGCGATCAGCATCATGTTCTCTGGGTCGTTAGCTCTGTCAGGGTGGTTAACGATGTCGATGTTGAGGTTCTTAGCGACTCTACGGTAGTTGTCCTTACCTGTGAGGTGGATGGGGGTACGTCCACGGTAGAGCCAGCCATCGTTGGTACTGGCTGGTCCATTGCCCAGTCTGTTGGCATAGACGTAGTTAGCCAGCTTCTGTGGTTGTCTAGCGTACTGCTGTGCTACCTGTAGGGTAGGGAACCTCGATGGCCACACCACCATCAGTCTCTCTGCGGTGTAGCTCATGTTCTCCTCGAAGTCAGTCAGTTCCGCTGACTCGTAGTAGATCTGACCTATGAAGGCAGCCTTACGCTTGGGTGTAGTCAGCTGTGCGTATTTCGCTGCTACAGCCAATGGTTGGGTCCAGGTGGTGTCAATCCCTAGGATGATGTCAATCAGTCGTTCTTTGGGCATTGTAATGCACTCCAGGGCTATCGGTGATGATGAGGTGGAAGTGGGTGGGTGGATGTTGGGTGGAGATGAGGGTGGATGATGAGGAGCTGGGTGTCTCTTCTCCCTCTCTTCTCTAGGTGAAAATAGGTGTTTTTATGCTATTTTCCTATATTTCGCTTTATATAATAGTTATTAAAATTTAACTCTCTACTCTAGAATTCTAATAAATTTGGGGGGTGCTTTTCCTTGGGAAAAACAATCTAAATAGCCCCAGCCACTAACACACCACCAAACACACACACAGCAAACAAACATTTGTGTGTCAGTGAGTAGAGCGATATGTGAGGGATCACTTCCTGTGTGA